CACCCCCTCTTTCTGGATTTCGGTTTTCCGATTTTCCCCACCCCTAATTTTTCGGAAAGTGTTAAAATGATTAAATATAAATAATATGGAAGTAAAGATAGGAAAAGGTCTTTTGTCTCAGATTGAAAAGTCATTCGAGTCTAGCAATAATAATATAACGCTAGATGGTTTAGTGAAGTTTTTAAAAGAAACGGACGAGCAGTATAACCATAGAGTAAATACCAGACGTGAGCGTTATGCTAAGTTGCTATGCAAGGATGGTAAAATCCGCAATGTGATAGTTGTAGAAGAAAAGAAGGAATCGGAGAAATGGGGTCCAAGATTCTGCTATTACATCGAGACAGATAACGGCATTATTCCTGCATCATACGAGGATATTATCTACAAGTTTAAAATAATATAGATTATGACATTAAAAGAAGCAAAGAAGATATTGGAGAGTGAAGGTTTCGTGCCAGAGCGGTTTCTTGGTGTACTGGTCGAAGACGTTAAGGCTGCTTCATGGGAAAAGATAGAAGTAGGTGAAGCTATGAAAGTGGTTGCGGAGAATGGTTATTTTCCTTTTATGGAAAAATCAAAGTACGAAGAGCGCAAGGCTCGCTTGAAGAAGGAGTACGAAAAGAACACCAAGGCTCCCGGTTCTGGCGAAGAGCAGTCAAAGGAAGGCGATCTGAAAGCAGCAACAAAGATGTTTGGTGCGCAGGCAAGGGAAATCATGCGCCTTACGGCTGAGAATGCAGAGTTGCGTGAAACCATTGATAAGATGAAGGAAGGCAACCCAGCCCTTAAAGAAGCCCTTAAAGAATCAGCCTCCCAGTTCAACGATGCCTTGTTGGATGAGCAGGCAAAGAAGATCGCAGAGCTTACCAAGGAGAATGAGCGACTGGAGAAAGTCAGCAAGACAACGACAGACGAATTCAATGAGCTTTACTACAGGATGATTACCAAGAGCGACAAGATTGAGGCTTTGGGCAAGGAGATTGCCCGACTCAACAAGATCATCCACAAGAAGAACTTGAAGATTGAGGAGTTGGGAAAGGGAAGCTCTAGACACCTAGAAGGAAAGATAAAGATGTTCGGCGAGAATTTTGATTTGGAACAGGAGTTAAAGGATAAGGACGCAGTTTTGTCTGACGTTGCAGAGGAACTTCGCCTTGCAAAGATTCGTGAGAAGAATCTGACAGAGGTGTGCCAGAAGTACGTGAAGGAGGTTGAGGATTTGAGGGAGAAGCTTGCCGATAAGGTTGTTGACAAGATTGATGCTCAGGCTTTGAAGAGTGCCGAGAGCGCTCTGGCTTATAAGGAAAAGGTGATTGAGAAGTTACAGAAACAACTCAAATACAAGTCTCCACTTCCTTCTGGTTCTGTAGAAGATATCAATATTTATGTTAACAATATATCAAGAGCAAGCAGAGGCGGTTTCAACAAATCGGTAGCCTCAACAATGGGGGAAACAGAATTGAGCGAGACCTACGAATACGGAGACAAGAAATTAAAGTATGCGCTTCATTTTAATGAAGATGGCAGCATTACTTATGAATGCTCTGACCCAGACAAGAAAAATCGTCATAATGGTGATGGACTTCCTACACCAGAAGAGCCAAAGCATGATAATAGCTTTAAGGATTTCATAAGCAAAACTATTGATAATTATAACAGAAGAGCTGCTGAACTCGGTTGCGCTGGAAGCAAGCACGGTAATGGCATTTTCGACCAGATGGTTGGGGTTGATATTGCAGAAGAAGGCGGTGACAATTCTGGTGTAATTGTGTTATGCGCAAGGATTTGATTGATGCAATAAAGAAAATGAAGTAAGATATGCCAGTAAATAATCAGAATCCACAGCAGCAGAAAAGGGTACCTGTTTCCATAAATGGGTATCCTCAGGCTGTACATGATATGATGAGGGCTAAGTACCCTGATTATGATCAGGTGATGGGACTGGGGAACCAACTATGCAGGGTGCTCCTAGCGGGCAGCCCCCGGCGGTTGCTCCCCAGCCTATGAATATGAACGTGTTTCAGCAGAATGGCGGCGTTACCGGTAAGCTGGAGGATCCTGCTGTTCAGACTCAGCAGGCACAGCCGGCGGCTTCTTCTGTACAGACTCCCTATCTGGGTGATGCAGCAGAGAAGACTCAGCAGCCTCAGACCAGTTTCGAGGGAATGCAGCAGCCTCCTACAGGATGGAAGGCGGACGGTACACCTAGCTATGATGCACTTTCTTCCGCTTTAAGTGGCTATCAGACGGCACAGAGCAAGCAGGTGCCGGAGTTCCAGGCAGACCCTTCCCAGAGGGATGGCGGTTTCTTCGGTTGGCTGGGCAAGCTGATTCCCAAGAGCCGACCGGGTATGAGAGAGGGTGAGACTCCTGAAGAGTATGACCGCAGGATCACCACCAACCGAGAGCGTATTGCGGCATTCGCCGATGCCATACGTCACATGGGCAACATCGTGAATACTTCCAAGGGTGCGCCTTTGCAGGTGTTCAACGACCCTACTGCCATGATGGAAGAGGGCTATCAGAAGCGAAAGGTTCAGAGACAGAAGCAGGATGCCATTGATGCTGATGCGGCTTACAAGCAGGCAAACCTCGACCTTAAGAGTGCTGCCGCCAGAGCAGATCAGGCTTACAAGCTGTATCTGGCAGGGCTTCGTGGCGATAATGCACAGCTTGCCAAGGATAAGTTTGAGTACCGAAAGGGCAAGGATGCGGCTACCGCCCAGTATAAGCAGGAGAAGGACCAGCGAGACTTCGAGTATAAGCAGGGACGTGACAAGGAGAAGGATGAGCAGGCTAGGCAGCGTCTGGCTATTCAGCAGTACAACGCAACCCATAAGGGGCGTGGCGGCGGTGGACGGTCAGGCAAGAGTGGTAGCGGCTCGGGTGCCAAGTACTGGTTTGAGGATAAGAACGGCAAGATGCACTATCAGCCTAACAAGACCATGTGGGAACAGGAGTACTACCGTGAATACGGCAAGCTTCCGCAGGGCGAGACTTCTACTTCTACCAGTACAAAGACTATCAATCCGAAGACTGGCGCAGAGGTAACGACCACCACAAGAAGAAAGGGCGCATCCGTTACCAGTCAGGCAGCAGCTTCGCAGAATGCGGCTAGGAATGCGAGAAACAGACCGAAGCCTGCCGGCAAGTCGAAGAATGGCTATAAGAATACAAAGAAACTTGGTTTATAAACATTAATATATAATATATGGCTGGAGATAAATTTGACCAACTTTATAACGCCTTGAAAGCCGATGGCGCAGTTTCAGGAACTAGAGAACATTTCAGACAGTTCGTGTATGCGCCTGGCAAGCAGGGCTATCATAACAGAAAGCAGCTCTATGATGCGCTTCACGCCGATGGTGCTGTTTCCAGTAAATCGTATGAGGAGTTCGCGCAGCGACTCGGACTTCACGCAGTAAATCCGAAGCCTCATCAGCAGAAGCCAGTTCAGCCTGTCAAGAAGCAGACTATGAAGCAGAGAGCGCAGGAAGTCGCAGCTCAGTATCAGAAGTCAAGGCAGCAGAAGGCGCAGCATTCTGGTACAGACTACATGAAGAACTGGCGGTTGATGCACATGCGCAACGACCAAATGAACCCGATGCAGCAGGCTCAGGCTAGTAATGCGCGCGCACGCATGCAAAGAGCACAGGAACAGGCTGAACGTCAGGAACAGCAGAGAGCTACCCCTATCAGCAGAAGCAGGATAACCCCTACTGCCAAGAATTTCAACGAGACGATGCAGCAGCTTTCTACTCCAGAGGCTAGACGGGCTAGAGCCAAGCAGCAGCGAGAGGACGATGCAAGGAATCTTGCCCAGTATGAGGTTGAGGGCAATAACTTTGTGATGAATGACGGCAAATATGGCACCATTGCGCCTGAGATTGATTCTCTTGTTGCCCCTTCGATGAAGGAGGCTGATGATTTGTCTTGGTCTCAGTATCAGCAGGATTTGCAGAAAGCTGGTAATGATGCCTATCTGAGAAACAAGGCGTGGAAGGATTTGCAGGACAACAGGATCAAGAACCGCCAGAATGTACTTGCTGACACCCTCAGTTCCAAATTGCAGGAAATATACTCTCAGAAGGGATTGCAGGAGCACATCATGCAGAGTGCCGACAAGCTGAACATGGGTGTGGAGGAGTATGTTGACAAGTATGTTACTCCTCAGATGATGCAGCGTGCCCAGAATATACTGGGCGTTAAGAATATCGAGGAGATTCTGCCTCAGAGTGCCACGGAATATGTGGTGAGAAGACTCAGCGATTCTATCTTGGGAACCTTGTCTGCCGGACAGGATAAGTCGAGAGAGCAGATTGCCAGAGAGCAGGAGGCTATGGCTATTTCAGACGGTTTGGAGGAAATGCCTACCGTAAAAGGCTACAAGGCTAACGAAGGCTACAAGTCTGGCGTGGGCGCACGTTTCGTTTCTACGGCGGCTAACATGGCGATGGACTCCCCTATTCTCGGAATGACAGGAAGCGCATCCAATTTGACCGTGGATTTGGGTAAGCAGATTCTGATGAAGGGTCTTGCCAAGGCAGGACTGGTGAAAGCAGGTGCCAAACTTACCGCACAGCAGTTGGCATTCAAGGCTGCAAACATGACGATGGCACAGAAGATTGCTTCTGGTTTGGTGGAAGGAACAGCGAAGAGTGCGCTCAACCTGGGCGGCTATTCCAGCATTACCGCAGCTTTAGGACAGGCATCTACCGGTGATGATACTTCATTGTCGGCATTGGGTCAGGCAGCATTGGAAGGATTCGAGCATGGTGCTACCACTGGTGCGATGTTCGGAGTATCGGGTGCAATCATGGCTCCTTGGGTGTCAAAGTTCGGTATCACTGGCTTGGAGAAGAGTACCAGCGAGAAATGGTTGCATGGCACACAGAAGCTTGGTGCTACTGCCGCAGGTCTCGGTGTTGAGGCTGGAACCATGATGGTTGCCGATAATATCACCGGCGATAAGGATATTTCCTTTGGCACTTGGCTTGAAGACGTGGTGATGGTGGGCGCATTCAAGGCAGGAGAGCCTAAGAATTACGCTCATATCGGAAATGCGTTGTATAATCTTGCCCATAATGTCAATCCTCATTTCGTGATTGGTAAGAATGCCAACGGCTCCCCTATCGCCGTGGATATTCGTCTGACTCCTGACGAGAAGAACGAGCTGATTTCTTCTGCATCGGGCAAGAATCTGATGGATGCTTTTGTTAAGGTGGACCGTGCATCGAAGACTGCACCAAGAGACCCTAAGTATAAGACTGCATACACGGATTTCATGAACGACCCAGATGTTTCTCAGAGCACCAAGGAGAAGGTAAACGCAGCCATGGGACTGTTCAATACCACAAGGGGCAGAAGCTACCGCAGCGTGAACGATGTGAAGAATAAGCAGATTCTTGAATATACCAAGAACAATACGCTTCTTACACGTACCTCTTATAAGAATGCCGATGAGCGCCGTGCCATCCTTTACAAGCAGAAGCTTTATCGTGACAATGATGATATGATGTCGCTGATTGGATATTCCAAGATGAAGGATATGCAGCTGACTGATGAAGAAGGAGCAGTTACCAGTCTGGCATTTGGATTCCTTAAGAAAAACGGATATGATGAGAACAAGGATATTACAGATCCGAAGAATACCCAGTTGATTAATGACTTGCGCAACCCGAAGAGTGCGCTCTATCTTGACTGGGAGAAGTACGTGGATAAGAACGGATTGTATGGCTATCTAAAAGCAGGAACCACAGAGGTTGCAGGTGGTTTCTTGAACGCAATGAAGGAGATAATCAACGACAAGGGACAAATGATTGTTGATATTGACAAAATCATGCAGAAGGACCCAATGAAGCGTACCGATAAGGAGAATGAAATCTTCTATCATGTGAAGAGAGCACTCGAAGATGATCTTTTCCCTAGCGGAAAGCCACACGCAGACCAGTCTGCCAGCCAGGGTAAGACGGTAGCCGAGGAGAATAAGCTCGGTACAGACAACCCTGATGGCGGTGTCGTGGTGGATGAATTGCGCAATCTCCATAATGCGGAACAGGCGGTTGATGAAGCGATGGAGAGCAACGATGTTTTCAAGCAGACTTTCGAGAAGCTGCACCAGCAGGGCTTGACGCCGGCACAGATTTACGATGCGCTCATTCAGAATGGATTGACCGAAGAAGAGTTGACCCCACTTGCCCAATATATCAATGCGAACGCTAGAGTGCAGGGTATGCAGCAGGCTACTGCTGATGCCATCGAGGAAAATGTGAAGAGCTTTGTTTCTGATTGGAGCTATCACGGTACATTGAACGGTCAGCCAATGAATGGCGAGCAGGCTTTGTACGTGCAAGACAGCAGCGGAAGAACACTTCTTGTTGGTTCGGGTGATGTTGCCTTCGACCAGACTACAGGTAGAGCCAAGGAAGGTAGCGGCGATATGCTTGTCTGCTTCGACCCTAACACCAAGGAAATGGTCTATGTGAAGGCAGATGAGGTTACTCTGTTCCAGAATCAGCCTATCGACCAGTTTGCTGCAGAATATCGTCAGAGATTGCAGATAAAGAACTCTGAGCCTTATAATCAGGCGGCGCAGGAGCAGGCGATGCAGGATGCTACAAAGCCTCAGCCAAAGGAGCAAGAGGCACCACAAGATAATACCACAAAATCGGAAGATAATACCACAAAAGAGGGTGATTTAACAAAAGATAATACCACTTTAACAAAAGTTGATACCACATCGGGCGAAGATAATACCACAAATGAGGACTTAGTACCACAAGAGCAGCCTCAGCAGACCCGAAAGTTTGCAGATGGTTCAGATGTTCCTATGGCTACGGACAGTAAGGGAAGACCTACGCCAGACTATGCTAGTATGACTCCTGAGCAGAGTGCGGAGATTCTTACTGAGGACTTCGGGGAGAATGCTGAAAAGGTAGTGGACGGACAGATTCAGAAAGCAGAAAAGGCTTTGAAGGATGCCGAGAAGATGAAGGTGGACTATACCGCCGAGCCTAACGACATCATGGAGCAGGAGACTTTGAAGAACCAGACCATTGAAGCTGCCAAGAAGCAGTTGGACCACGCTCAGAACATCAAGAAGACTATGACTGCCAAGAAGGTTGCGGAGACCGTGGGTGATACAGAACATACTGAGGGTGCTCATGAGGCTGGCAGCGTGGCTGCACAGAAGTTTGTGAATGCGCCTAGACTGGTGGGCAACAAACGCACCCGTATGCTGGCAGACGGAGAGACCAAGATCAGAGGACACTATGAGATTGTGCCGGCAGAAAGTCTTACTCCTTCTCACGATGTGAACAATGGCTACAAGAAATCTGAGGGATTCCCTACCGATGCTGAGGGCAGAACCGTGAATGATCGTGACTATGAGCACGACAAGGCGGCTCAGCAGAATACGGACCAGATTGCCCGAAAGTATAACGGTATGGCTATCGAGCAGGTGCCAGTGGTATCTGACGAGGGTATCGTATATGATGGCAACGGTAGAACCATGGCAGGACAGAAGGCTGCAAAGGAAGGCACGGACGGTGAATACATCAACGACCTTCTGGAGAATGCTGAGAACTTCGGCTTCACTAGAGAACAGATTGAGCAGAGCGGAATCAAGCATCCACGCCTTGTATTGGTGACCGATGAGAGACTGCCATACGATACGGCTACCTTCTCCAAATTCAACAGAAACGAGAAGAAGACACAGAGCAATACCGAACAGGCGGTAGCCAAGGCTAAGACCTTGACTTCTGACGAGGTAGGCGCTATCGTAGCCGAGATTGAAGGAAATGGCTCTCTTGATGCTTTCTTTAACAATTCCAAGGCAATAAATGACTTGGTAAAGACGTTAGTAGATAAAGGCATCATCGGACAGAACGAGGTGGCACAGATGATGGATAGCCCTGAGCGACTTTCCGCACAAGGCAGGGAGTATGTGAAGAACCTTCTCCTGGGTTCCATCTTCAAGCCAGAGACTATCAGAATGCTGGGCATCGACTCTACGGTGAAGAATAAGGCTATCAACGCTATCCGCTCGGTAATGGACAACATGAAGCTGGGCGAGTTCTCTCTTCGTGACGAGATAGATCAGGCTATCCAGTTGCTCTATGAGGCAAGACAGGGCGGCAACAAGGTTGATACCTTGCTGAGAACATCAGAAATGTTCGGTGAGGATGCGGCTAAGCGTTACCCATCTATCTCTCAGATGATGGCTTTGGCTCTGGAAGGCAAGGTTGCGGATTTCAGGGATTTACTTGATGAGTACAACCGTATCGCTGCATCCAGAAACACTGGCGAGGGCAGTATCTTTGAGGCTGCTCCTACCAAGGAAGAGTTAGTTAATGAGTATTTGAACTTTAAAAAATGGCAAGATTATGGAACAGGACATTCAGAAAATGAAGGAGGCAATGATGTTTCAGGCGTTGAAGAACCTCAACAGGAAGCATCAGGAGGAAATGAACCAGCAGAAGCAGAGCGACCAAGAGTAGAGGAACCTGACGACTTAGAAAACAAGGAACTCGAAAGTCGCATTGAGGTGACGGACGAGGAAACCGAGACCCCATCAAAGTACGGTCCTATCATGAAGCAGAAGATTGTGATTGATGGAGACAAGGAAGTGATGAAGGTTGATGAGCCTAACAAGAAGGGCGAGTACACTGGGTCTTACTATGAGTATGATGGCAAGAAGTTTGGCGATCTGAATGAGGTTACTGAGTATATTGACAGCAAGAATGAAGAAGGTCCTCTCCCACTCCTTCCAAAGGAAGAGAAGCCAGACCCTCAGTTTAACCCGATTGAGGCGGCTGCAGCAGAGTTCAAGAAGGAGCATCCTCTGACTGAGGAGGAGATTATGAAGGCTGACGTGGACGATTTGTCCAAGGATATGGCGCTTGACTATCTGAACGGAGAAGTGACAGACGATTTGCACCGTGCTATCTACGAAAGCATCTATGCTAAACGCAAAGGATTGAAGGCTGAACCAAAGGTTGAGACTCCTAAAGCAGAACCATCCGCTGACCCAATGGAAGCTTTCAAGAATGCTGCAGAAGGGTTCGAGAAGGAGAAGAAGGCTAAAGCAGAACAGCCAAAGAAGCCTCAGCAGAAAGCTGACGATGCAGCGGTAGCAGCTTCCAACAAGAAGGTTAATGACCTTTGGGATATGCTCAAGAATGCCGGCAAGGATGAAATTTCTGCTTCGTTTGTTGGTCTTAACTCTAGACAGCTGGAAGTATTGCCTAAGCTGGTGAGCGCCATGGCAGAGAATGCTTACCTGAGAATCAAGAGAGGTATGCACAATCTTGAAGACGTGGTGAAGGAAATGCGCAAGGAGTTTGCTCCTGCTGCCAAGATTTTCAAGAAGGAAGACGTGGATGCTATCTATGAGCAGATGATGAATATCCGCTATCGTGATGGTGATCAGCGCATGAGCTTGAAGGAGTGGGCTGACTACTACGAGAAGACTTCACCTAAGCATCAGGAGAATCTGGTGGGTGACTCCAAGAGTGCCGAGGAAAGAAAGATGGCTGAGAAGAAGTTTATTGATGCCGTGAACATAAAGTTGGGTTTCAAGCATAAGTTTAACGGTATTGTTGAGCTGAGGCAAATCGCTGAGAAAGTTGGCTTGAAGGATATTAAGGACACAGACCTTCAGGAGCTTGCTGAAACAGCTATTGTTAAGCGAGCAAGAGGTATCGCTTCTTCTGAATCAACCAACGATGCCGTGAAGTTTGAACGCATCAAGACGCTCTATGAGAATCAGCCTAGCCTCAACCAGCGTGATTCTGAGCGAGTGATGAAGCAGCAGTATTCTACCCCTGCCCCATACGCTTTCCTTGCGGATATGTACGTAAAGGGCAACGGCAAGGTGATTGACAGCGCCCTGGAACCTAGTGCCGGCAACGGTATGCTTACCATCGGCTTGCCAATGGATAAGGTACATGTGAACGATATTGATGCACAGCGATTGGCGAACCTGAGAAGACAGGGCTTCAAGAACGTGACCAGTCAGGACGGAACCCAGCCTTTTGCAGACAAGGGTGTTGACGTGGTGGTGACAAATCCACCATTTGGTAGTGCTACCCCTAAGGAGTATGACGGCTACAAGATTTCTTCTCTTGAAGGACAGATGGCTATCAATGCCTTGGAGAGCATGAAGGACGATGGTCGTGCTGCCATTATCATTGGCGGCAAGACGGAATACGCCAAGAACGGAAGTCTGAATCTGAAGGATAAGGCTTTTCTTGGTTATCTCTATAGCCACTATAATGTGGAGGACGTGATTAATGTGGATGGTGGTCTGTATGCAAAGCAGGGAACCAGCTACCCTACACGTATTATATTAATAAACGGAAGACGCTTGAATGAAAATGCCTTCCCACCAGTAAAGGATAAGGCTAGAGCCGAGACCGTGAAAGATTATGACGAACTTTATAAACGAATTGAAGATGATATACTACGAAGTGAACGGATGGATTCTTCCATCGGAGGAGAAACAAGAAGTGCTCAATCAGAACTTGATCAACAAGGCGCTGCTGGTGCTCCTAAAGAGGGAGTACGAGCAGGAGAGCGAGGAGGAAGCAAACCAGATGGTGAGCGAGAGCCTGACCTATTTGACTCCACTTCCATATCAGGAACCCATGATGACTTGGAAAATCAACGAGGAACCGAGCCAAGACAAGATGGAGAACTTCCTAATGGAGATAGTAGAACAGACGGAACAGGGACAGAGCCTTCTCCAAGCAAAGGACCAACCACTGGAGCCAATGAGCAGCGAGGAAATGGATCAGGAGGAGTTGGACGGAATGACACTCAGCCAAGTACTGATGAATCTGCCAGCACCGGGAGCGGAAGCGGACCACGGGGACAATTACAGCGGGTGGACAAATCCGTACGTGGACTAAGTACAGAGAAAGTTACCTATACCCCTAAGAGTGGAAATCCATTCACTCTGAAAGCCGTGATGCCTGCCGACCAGCAGGAGGCGGTAAACAAGAACCTTGAAAAGCTGGGCGATGCCGACCAGTTTCTGGTTGACGAACTGGGCTATAATGACAAGGATGATTTGTATTCTCACCTTGCAGCAGAGCAAGTTGACTCAGTAGCTCTTGCCTTGCAGCAGGCAAAGAAGGGCAACGCCTTCATCATCGGCGATATGACTGGTATCGGTAAGGGAAGACAGGCAGCTTCACTTATCAGATACGCCAAGAAGCAGGGTCAGGTTCCTGTATATTTCACCAAGACTGCAGGATTGCTGAGCGATGTTTATCGTGACTTGGTGGATATTGGTAGCCCAGAACTGAGACCATTTGTATTCGGTAGTGCCAAGGAAGCTGCCATTACCGACTCAGACGGAAATGTAGTATTCGCCCTGCCATCGAAGAGTGAGGTGAAGCGAGTGCTTGACTACATCGATAAGAACGGCAAGCTGCCAGAGGAATACGACTACGTATTGACTACCTACAGTCAGGTAAGCAATGGTGTTTACGAGTTTGATGAGAATGGTGCCAGAAAAGAGAAAAAGCTTGCGAAGGGTAAATCTTTCGGCGGTGCCGCTCTCAGCGGACAAAGGAGACGTGATGCCATCGAGAAACTGATGGATAATGCTTACCTTATCCTTGATGAAAGCCACACGGCTGGTGGAAATAGCGGTCAGGGTAACTATTTCCAGCACATTATTCAGAAGGCAAAGAACGTTACCTTCTTCTCTGCTACCTTTGCCAAGCGACCAGACAATATGCCTATCTACGCTTTGCGTACTGCAATGAATGAGGGCGGCATGAAATCATCCGATTTGATTGATGCGGTGAAGCGTGGTGGTGCAACCTTGCAGGAGATCATGAGCCAGACCTTGACACAATGCGGTCAGATGATTCGCCGTGAGCGAGATATGACTGGCGTAACCATCGACTGGAAGGCTATTGATGATCCTGAGCGAGTACAGGAACAGCGAGAGCAGTATGATAGTATCATCGGATTGTTTAATGATATTATCAATTTCCAGAAGAAATATGTTTCAAGTTACGTTGATGAGCGTAATGACGAGTTGGCAGCTATCCAATCTACCATGGGTATCAAGAAGGGTACTGCTGCCCTGGGTATCAAGAATCAGCCTTTTGCAAGCAAGGCATTCAATACCGTTCAGCAGGTGCTTCTCTCCCTGAAAGCCAAGTCTGCCGCTGAGCGTGCCATCGACTATTTGAAGCAGGGAATGAAGCCTGTGATTGCGTTGAACAATACCAACGAATCGCAGACCGGCAACTTCGTACTTGGCGAGGAAATGGACGCACCAGACTTGGGTACGTCCTTGAAGAAGGGTCTTGAAGGTACACTTCGCTACACCAAGAAGGATGCGAAGGATAACAGCGAGAGCGGCTACATCAATCTTTCAGACTTGGGTGATGAGGCAGTTGAGGCTTATCACGAACTGGAAAAGAAGATTGAGCAGACAAGTACAGGTCTTTCCCTCTCCCCTATTGATGTTATCAAGAATGAGTTGGAGAAGGCAGGCTATAAGGTGGGCGAGCTGACTGGAAGACAGACCGAGTTTGTTTATAACGACAACGGAACTGTTACCAAGGTGAAGCGTGCTGATACAGACAAGAAGAAACTCGCGCGCGACTTTAACGATGGCAAGATTGATGCGCTTATTCTGAATAAGAGTGCTGCCACTGGTATCTCTCTCCATGCTTCCAGCAAGTATAAGGACCAGAAGAAACGTGTGATGATCGTGGCGCAGCAGCAGCTTGACGTGAATGATGAGGTTCAGATGCGTGGACGTATCGACCGAACTGGTCAGGTAGCTAGAGGCGCTTACGAGTATGTGGTTTCCCTGATTCCTGCCGAGCAGCGACTGCTGATGATGTTCAAGGCTAAGTTGAAGTCGCTTGATGCCAATACTACTTCTTCGCAGAAGAGCAAGTTCAACGAAATGGAAGTTGCCGATATTACCAATAAGTATGGTGATAAGGTAGTTAAAGAATATATGGCTGAGCATCTTGATCTTTATGCTCGCATGGCAGACCCATTCGGATGGGAAAAGAGCCTTGGAGAAGATTTGTCACGCATTGACCCACAGAGACTTGTAGCCGAGGGCGGTGGTGTCGGTGATGGCGAGGCTGGTGCCGATGCAAGCAAGTTGCTTGGACGTATGGCATTGCTGAGAGTAAGCGAGCAGGAGAAGATGTTGCAGGAGATTGGTGAGCTTTATGCCAACGAGATTCAGCGCCTCAACGAAATGGGTGAGAACGACCTGGAGATTACCGAGCTGCCATTGAAGGCTAAGACTATCCGCAAGGAAGTTTGGAAGCAGGGTGCAGAGCCAGGTGGCGATAACGCCTTTGCCGACAACACCTATATAGAAAAGGTGAACATGGCTATCTTGAAGAAGCCGATGAAGGCTGCTGAGGTGAAGGCTTCGCAGGAAGGCTTGACTGGCGGCAAGACTTGGGAGGAATACAAGACCGAGAAGAAGACAGCCGTGAAGGAGTACTTCGACCAGAAGATTGCGGACGAGACCCAGAAGTATGAGGAACGTGCGGTGAAGGCTGCTACCAAGGCTAAGGAGAAGTATATCAAGGATGCTAAGAAGGGTCAGAAGGATTCGGGCATGAGCGATGAGCAGATAAAGAAGATGGCTGGCTATCAGTATGACAACATCTACAAGCAGGAGAAAGATAAGCTGAACGATGTGGTGAAGAACCTGAAAGCTAAGGCTGAAATGTTTGAGCGAGTGCTTGATACATTCGATACAAACGAAACCTTCGTTCTGCCTACGGACATGAACAATCCTAACGAGTTGAGCGGATTCGGCAATAGTTACGGAAGGCTCATCGACATCAAGATTACGGATAACTTCTCGCCTAACGCCTCTACCGTTTCTTTCGCCACCTTGGATGGCAGAAGAAAGATCACCTTCCCTATTGCTGGCAAGGTGGGTTCTGGTGAAAACAAGGTGGATGTTATCGGTTCTATCGACCGTATGACCAAGCAGGCTGCCGGTATGGGCGATAATCATATCAAGGTATTGAACCAAGACCTTAATAATTGGGATAGACTGACCAGTAATGAGAGCCGCAAGGATGGCTATATTGTAACTGGTAATCTGATGCAGGCTTTGGTTGACAGTAAGGATCAGGGCTTGGGCGGTCAGCTGGTGAAATATACTACTGATACTGGCGAGGTGAAGACTGGTATCTTGATGCCGGACCACTTCGACCCGAAGGGCTTGACTACGGATGCGCCTATTAACAGCGTGACAGATAAGTTTGAACTTTCTTCTTGGCATGGTGGTATTGACGAGGTTACTTCATCGGATGGTGAAGTAAAGGTGAAGCGCATAGACAACAATCGTGGTAACTTCTACGAGCTTCGTGTACCGAAGAGCAAGGCGAAGGGCGGCAAGTACTTCTTGGATAAAGATTTGCTGAAACTGGTTAATGGCAATAACTTCGAGACAAGAGGTAACAATATGCTTGCTGAGTTTAAGCCTGAGCAGTTGAAGCCAGTACTGGACCGCCTGTCTAAGATGGGTGTGAAGGTGCAGGAAGAGCGCAAGACTTCTGAGGATGAAGGCACCCACTTCCGTGAGGACCGAGGCTTGCAGTATTCTAAAACAGATACAAAAGATGTTAAGAATAGTAGAATCATTCCCGAAGATGTAGATAAAACCGTATCTTCGCAGATTGAAAAGAGATTCGATGATGAGGTAGAAAGACTTTATGGGGATTCATCAGAAAAGCCTAACATAGAGAAAGAGGCTAATAAATATGCTGAAATACAGTATATTGATACTTTTAAGTATGACGAAAAAGGAAATCCTATTCGAAAGTATGAAGGTCTAAAATCTGTCATCGACTCTTTGGATAGTAAACTTAAAGGTATAGAACAGAAATATGGATTCAACAGGAAATCAGACATCAACGAAATCAAAAGAGCTATTGGCACCGAAACAGCCGAAGAAAATGACTCCAGAGGAACGGATGAAGTTTCGCAAGGGGTTAGTATGCGAATATCCAGCGGAAAAGGGGTACTCTCAGATTACCAAAAAACGGCACTCTCTTTGGCAGCTGCTCAAAGAGCTAAAGAATATCTTTTCGAAAGATTCAATAATATCCGATTAAAGTATGGTCTCGAAGAAGGAGATTGGGCTAGCAAAGAACAGGTTGAAAGGATTTTTAATGACTACAACAGCGATGCTGACGTTAAAAAGATTTTTGATCGCATTGAAGGCATAGTTGATGTTCTTGGAACAAAGTTGAAAGGTGAGGCTTATACAAAGGTCAATGTTGAAGGGTATTATTATCACCCAAAGAACTACATATTGATAGATACCGACTTCTTATCTTCAATTCAATTCGGCAAACAAGAACTTGCTTCTACAATCTGCCACGAAATGTTGCACGTTGTGACATCTGACATCATCAACCTTTACCGAAAAGGATATGGTGACTTGCTTACTGAATCACAAAAAAAGGCAGCTAAAGAGGTGGTTGATTTGTATGACGAGATAAAGTCTTACTTTGATAAGCATATCGGTGGAACCGAACCTTATGCGCTAACAAATCCAGCCGAAATGATAACTGAGTTGGCTAATCCAGAATGGAGAAAGATAGCAGCTCAGATTCCTGCTCAAAAAGGATGGTTCAGAAGATTCTTCAATGCCATAAAAAAGATGCTTGGATTCCACGTTGACACAACGACTGACCTTGACAGACTTGACAAAGCATTGGAGAATGTAATCAGAAATCTTGATTACGGTGTATTCCAAAAAGGCGCAGAGCTTAACGATGAGATTGTTAACAAAAAGGCTAGCATTCCTGTGTCTTCCCATATCACACAACTCTCAGAGAAGACTGGCGGCAAGGTGAAGATGGTTTCATCGGTTGATGAAATCACCAACAAGGCGGCTAAGGCTGCTATTGAGGAAGGCAGAAAGATTACTGGCTGGTATGACGAGAAGACTGGCGAGGTGCATCTTTACATGCCTAATATCCACGACAGATATACTGCCGAGAAGACCATCTGGCATGAGGTTGTTGGACACAAGGGAATGAGAGAGTTGTTTGGTGATGAACGATTCGACAAGTTCCTTCGTGATGTGTGGTACGACTTGGATAAGCCTGAGAATGCGGCTTTGAAGAAACTGGTGGATGAGGAGAGAAAGTACAATCCTCTGAATATCTATGATGCCATTGAGGAAGGTATCGCCCGACTCGCCGAGGATGGCAAGGGTGAACCGGGCTTCTGGAATGGTATCAAGAATAAGGTATCTGATTTCCTTCATGAAATCGGTTATCGTATTGCTCCTAATACTAAAGATGTGAAGTACTTGCTCTGGTTGAGCAAGAACTTGCAGAAGAATCCGAATGACCCTTATTGGAAGATGAGAGCCGAGGCGGTGAAATACCGTCTCGACCATGAGCGTATGCCTGCCGTTGTGGCGCACGATGGTATGTTCTACGGCAACGATGGCAAGGTTCGCAGTATGGAAAGTCTTACCAAGAGCGAGTGGGATGAGGCTACAGACGGACAGATTCACTTCCGCACTACCCCATCTGCCGGCACGGCACTCGACAGATACCACCGTTCGCTGGACGAGCATGGCTATATGTTCACCGAGAGCTATATGGACAATATGCTTTCATTGAAGAAGCTGATGAATGCGATTGTGCCTGACAAGAAGATTGAGGATATTGCTTCTTCGGAAAATCCTTATATACTGCAGAACACCATGCAGGGTGCGATGAGTGATGCGGCTCAGATGTTTGAGCGTAACGTGATGAAGCCTCTGGATAAGGCGATGGCTGACGTACTGGATGCTTTTGATGGCAAGAAGGATGATGAGAAGATCAGAAACTTCAATCTCTATATGATAACCAAGCACGGTTTGGAGCGAAACAGAGAGTTCTTCGTTCGTGACTTCCTCAAACAGATGAGAATGGATGAGCAGAAGAAGCAGGATGCCGACTTCCTGGAAAACAGTTATTATAGCGATAAGGAATATCTTGACAATGAGTTGAAGGCTGGCAATATCGACCTGAAGGAGTACTACAGACAGTTGGATGAGAGTATCAGAAATCACTTTGATGCTGACTTCGAGGCTGGCGAGCACGACTATTCTGGTATGCACGCTATTCAGGAGGTGGCGAAATCTTCTGACCCTTACAATGATGCTGAGGCTATTCAGAACGTGATGGATTCAGAAGCAAAGATGGAGAGTATCAAGAAGGGAGCTGTGAAGGACTATTGGGATAAGGTGAAGGCTGCTACCCAGTATTCGATTGACAGCGACTACAAGAATGGTATCATCAGCAAGGAATTGCACGGTCATGTATCTAATATGTTCAACTGGTATGTGCCTTTGAGAAAGTATGATGAGGCTACGGCGGAAGACACTTATGGCTACATTACCGAGCAGGGCGACCCGAAGAGTTACATCGGAAGCACCATCATGAGAGCGAGAGGACACAAGTATCTGAGTGAGACAAATGTGCTGGCGCAGATTGGTGCGATGGGCAACAGAGCCATCAAGAACGGCGGTATGAATGCAATCCGTCAGGCTTTCGCAAGATTCGCGCGAAATAATTCGGGGAACAATCTGATTACCGAAACAAGCGTTTGGTACGAGAAGGACCCTATGACTGGCATCGTATATGAGCGTTACCCTGATATTCCAGAAGATGCGACTGCTGACGAAATCAACCAGATTGTTTCAGACTTCAACAAGGATATGAAGATGAAGGAATCACAGGGTATGGCATCGAAGGTTTACAGACGAGGCAGTATTGGCTATAAGTTCCAAAGAGCAGAGAATAAATCGCAGCATATCGTTGACGTAAAGATTGCCGGAAGGACCCATACATTTATTATTAATGGAAATCCTAGAGCAGCGCAGGCTCTGAATGGATTGCTGGAGAACTCGGGCGCCAAGGGAATCATGAAACCGCTGAGTTCTATTTCAAGAATGATGGCGCAGTTGTGTACATCTTATAACCCTGAGTTCGTGATGCGAAACATCATGCGTGATGCGGAGTTTGCATCTAGCAACGTAACTTCTAAGGAAGGTGCTAGATATGGTGCGCTCTGGGCGAAGTACTATGCGCAGCTGGGCTTCTATAAGGGTGCTTCCACTATCAGTTTCAAGGATTTGAGCGGAACAACAGGCTTGGGCTTGTTTGCCAAGTATCGCAACGGCACTCTCGATATGAGCGACAAGGTTCAGCGATATTTCAAGGAGTTTATGGAGAACGGCGGCGAAACCGGTTGGGTTCAGATCAAGAATATGCAGGACTGGACCAAGGAGTATAAAAAAGATGCGAAGAGCGAAAGAAGCAAGATTGACAAGGGCGGTGCTGCCCTTCGTGACTTCTTCTTCGGAAATCTTTCGAACATCAATGAGGTGGCTGAGAATATCGCCCGATTCGCCACCTACTGTGCGAGTCGAGACAGTAACCGTTCTATCATCCGTTCGGTCTATGATGCGAAGGAGGTATCTACCAACTTCAACCGCCATGGTAGCGGTGACGCCATCAAGAGTTTCAAGAACGGAGAAATGACTGGAGGCAAGGCGGCTGCAAGATGGGCTTACGGATTTACGGCTAGCTATCTCAGACACTGTTCTATGTTCTTCAATGCCGGTATTCAGAGTACCAATCTTCTGGCGAAGAACTTGAAGAATCATCCTGTGGGTACTTCTATCAATATGCTTGCCATTCCTTTTGCTCTCGGTGCGCTGGCTGCACTTGGTAACAATGTGCTGATTTCGAGCGAGGACGAGAAGGACAGAAAGGGCGTGAAGGACCCATACGGAGAGCTGCCTGACTACGTGAGAAGAAACAATCTCTGCATCTACAAGGGCGGTGGTGAGTTCGTAACAATTCCGCTTGCCATCGAGTTGAGAGCTTTCTATGGTCTGGGTGACTTGGCGGCTGGCTTGACCTTCTCGCCAAACGTAAGCGGACAGAAGAATCCTGCCTTGGATGCCGTGGGCTGCATGTCACAGCTTGTGCCGGTGATGGACTATCTCGGTAACTCTTCGGCTGGTAAGGAGCCATTGAACGAGACGATCAAGGCTATCTCTCCTTCTGCCCTATCTCCTTTCGTGGAATGGGAGTTAAACACCGACTGGAAGGGTGCGCCGATTGAAAGACGTGGTGACTGGAATGAGAATTCCCCTGCTTGGCAGAGAGCCTACAAGGGTGTGCCTGACGGATATATGGCTGTGAATAAATGGGTGAATGCCCAGACCAACGATGTAGCCAAGGGAAATGAGGATATGCTGGGCAACAGTTTCCTGGATATGGTAACGAACCCTAGTATGCTGAATCACTACATCGGTGGTATCGGTGGCGGAGCCGCTACCTTTACAGAGCGACTTATCGGTGTTATCAAGCACGGAAACGACACGGAAACCAAGGATATTCCTTTCCTTCGCTCTCTTCTCTATACGCCAAACGAGCAGAGCAGCTTGCAGAGAACCAAGAGCAAGTGGTATAACTACAAGGACGAAATGGAGAAGACCATGGCGAACGTGGATAGATTGAAATCGAAGAACGTTCCGCTGGATAAGAGAATCACGAATATCGGTGAGTATTATCAATTCCAGAACTCCAAGGAAGCAGCCAAGGTTAGGGTGATAGAACTGGCTGAGAAGCAGATGAAGCGATGGAAGAAGATGAGGGATAAGGCTAGCGATACCGAGAGCATCAACTTCGCTAATCAGAATATTGATAGGATCATGATGGATGCAGTGGATGAGCTGGATAGGCTGGAATAATATGAAATGAGGAGTGGGCGCATGAGCGCTCACTCTTTTTTGGGGACTCAGCATGGAATGCTGAGGAACGGGGGCTTAGTGGGGGTTGTTTCTGCTTGTGGCGGCTTGACAGAGGGAACCTAGGAGGTAACAGGGTTCTTCGGTGTACATATTTATAAGGAACTGCTCGGATATGTGCTGAACTACATGGAGCATTTCGTGGGTGAGGCTGTTTGTGTACTCCCCTTTTGAGGTGGTCCAGCCTATTACTACTATCGTTTTTCTGGTATCTATGTTGGAATAGGTTATCCCTTTGTTGGGTTCGCCTTCGAGCACGAGATTACAGGCATCTTCGAGAGGAATGCCGCTGCATCCCAAATCCCGAAGATGCCTTCTTACCTTTATGGCATCCTTTGAGTGAACATCGTACATTACGTGTACGGTCCAGTCGTATCTATCTATGTAAATCTCCTGCTCTGTCATATTTTACAAAATGTCTTCCCAAGGAATGCCTATGCCATTGAATGACGTATCTGCATAGAAGCGGTTGAAGATGAATCCGTCCTGCTGGTCCTCATCATCCACGTAGTCTTTGATGAACTGTGCCATCTGCTTTTCCTCTGTGATGGATGATCCATAGAAATCAGCCAGGCACATGTGTGCGATGTAAACAGCATCGTAGCCCACATTGTTCTCCAGCACGATATTGTTCTTCTTCAAAATTTCCTCAATATCATCCTTAGCCATGATGCGGATAGGTTTTCCATTCTTCCGCATCTGCTTGATTGCCCACTCGCACATCTTCTTATTGAAGTGCCAGCCATTGTAGCGAAGATAAGCCTTCATTTCTTCCGGCTGATAATCGTAGGCATTTAATGATTGTCTGTATTTTCTTCCCATAATCTCAATCTATTTAAGAAAGGGGTATGCCCACTTTTGAGCACACCCCAAACTAGTTAGTAATCTTCTCCGTAATCACTTCTGTAATCACGTCCACGGTCTTCACGTTGGCGCATGTCGTCGTACTCCTCATGCTCTCGCATACCACTTCTGCGTGCACGACCTCTATAATCGGGCATGCGGTTGCGCTCGCCGTATCGGTCACGTCTGCCTTCACGCTTCATTTCGCCCAGGCAGTTCATTGCCTTATCCAAGTAGCGCAAGCCCTTCTCCACGTTCTCATACAAGCCATCAAACTTGTCTTCTGTAATCTCAACCATTATCATAATTCTAAGATTTTTAAAGTGAATAGATAGGAGATTACTTATTGATGCTCTGTTGGAGCCATCCCATCATCTTGTCAATCTTGCCCTCAATGCCGGAAACCTTGCCTTCCAGCTTGTTGATCTTCTCAGTCTGTTCCCTATCCTTGGCTATCTGGGGGTTGAGTTGCAGTAGCATTCCCTCACAAGATTTAACGACTCTCTCATGGTAATCTACGCTCTCCAGTATCGCCTTGGATTGTCTCAGCATTGCATCGACCTCTGCACTCATGGCTTCCTTGCTATCGCTTACCACAAGATTCTTGTCGTTCGCTATCTGTCCGTTAGCAGGTAGCTGCTTGAAATCCGCCTCTTCGTCACCCAGCTTCACCCTAACGTCCACCACAGTCTCCATAGGTTGAGGGGTGAAGCCATTGTTGAAGGATGGGTATCTCGTCTGAGGGTTGCTAACCGAAACAACCTGACCGATCCTCAAGCTAGGGTTTTCGCCCTTGTCGAGCACATAGAATAAAGAATTTGTTCGTAGTCCTTGAAACATAATGTAATCTCCTATTATCTATTCTGTTTGTTAAACAATACCCGTCATCAGCTGAAGGGTGTTAGTATCTCGCTCGAACCAGAGCTGAACCACTCCAGTTCCCGGCACGTCAGCAACCGTCAAAGCATCACCATTGAATTTGGTTACAGCTTGGGTTGCTCCGTTGGTCTCGAAAAGGATAGGCAGCGTACCTGTCGTTCCTGTCGGAATAGCCTGCATCAGATTCACGAAAATCGTTCCCCTGTAGTTGGTATTCACGAAGGCGTGGTTTTTAAAGGTGAACACCACATTGGCGGTATTCACCTTCACGCCAGGAGGAGCGATAGCCGCCGAACCGTTACGATTCACCCAAGTAAAAGGTCTTAACCATAACATAGCAGCCTCCTTTCTTTAACCCCAGAATCCTGCACCGTTAGCAGCATTCAGTCCATACAAACCAGCCTGATAAGCAACGCAGTTAGGAACCGCAGTGAATGGGCTGTAAGGGGTGGTTACTGTCTCTGGCAGCTTGCACTTGATGCCTGCCACCTCACTCTGCAAACCAGCCAACACCTGATTGATAGGTGCTACAGCCTGACCCACAATCTGTGATGTCATAGCGGAAGACTTGAAGGTGCTGTTCTCCTCACGCAGAGAATCAATCTTGTTCTGCATTTCACGCATCTCAGCCTGCTTCTGACCGTCAACGATGGTCTGAGTACTCTCCTTAATGGCGTTGTGCAAGTCGCAAGTCTGTCTCTGAGTCTCGTAAGCCACGTTAGAGAAGCCACGCTCCTGACCTACTGCCACGTTGTTGATGGCATTCTGCAAGGTTCCAGTCTGCTGACACATCGCCAACTTGATATTGCCGTCCATGGCGGTAATGTTGTTGTTGGTCTTGCAGCAGCATTCTGCCAACTGTGTAGCGATTGCGTTGTTACCCTGCATGATGGCGGTCAATACCTGATTAGCAGTCATGCCCATCTGGTTGCCGACACCGCAAATCTCCTTGCTTACACCGTTGATGGCAGCGATAACGTTACCGGTAGTAGTGTTGAGAGCAGTAGCAAGCGACTGAACATCGTAACCATTGCGCTGAACTGCCTGCATGATAACAGCCGTATTGGCATCGTTATTGAGCATAACGCCACCCTGTCCGTTAGGCATCAAGCAACCGCCATTATTTCCACCGAAGAAGTTGCCTCTACCCATAAGAAGGAAGAGAAGCAAGATGGCAAACAAGCCATCACCCCATCCATTTCCATTACTCTTGCCGTTGCAAAGAGCAAACAAACTTGGATCTACACCCTGTCGCTGCATAAGTGCTGGGAGCATAGCGAGAATGCTATTGAAACCACCGCCCTGGCTGGTTCCATTCTCCCCGAATACGTAAGTTTTTGACTCACTCATAATAAAATAGTTTATTCGTTTCGTTCACTATTGAACTTGGTGCAAAGTTACGAAGAAGATGAGGCTCTGCCTAACTATGCTCAAAATAAAGTTTTTATGGGTTAGGATGCTGTTTTTCAGACGTTTACGATGAGTAATATCGTGCTCAATTATTTAGCATCATTCTAAACTACCGAGAAAGATGCTTTAGTTGGTACAACCTATCTGATTTTTTCGTACTTTTGCAGGAAAAATAACGTTTTAGTATATTATCAATATGAAGAAATTATTGTTTTTGTTTTATTTAGTATGTTTCCCGATTGCGATACTTTCACAAGATTCAGTGCTAGGTATAAATTTCGGGAACAGTTATAGTTCCGTCAAGACTTCCCTTGAAAATAGATATGGAATGTTTAGTGTGATGGAAGACAAAGGAACGCTAAGAGTCTTTGATATTTCTGTTGGTGACTATACATTCAACATGGGAGAGTTTGATTTTCAGTATAGTGGAAGTAATTCATACTTTTATTATGCGGAATTTCAAAAGAACTTTTCTGTTAATGCTTCTCAACAGGCTAAAGATTTTAGAGAAAACTTGCGGTTTACATTGAGCAGAAAATACTCTGTTGGTTATATCTGGACTAATGATCAAGGTTACAAATGCTATAATTTTGCAGAACCAGGAACAGACCCGAAAGAAAATCCGGCATGTACTTTAATTGTTCAAAAGTCTAAAAGCAAAGGCGGAGCTACGTACATCTATGTTACATTATATTATGGTCCACATTATTATATAAACGAAGCTAGCGATTTTTAACAATGAAAACATTTTTGCTTTTTGCGATACTTTTCTGTTCTTCCATAGAAAACCATGGCGTTTATATCTGTACAGGACCAAATGCCTATGCTTATCATAAAACAAAAACCTGTAGAGGTCTTCGACACTGCACTGGAGAAATTAAAGAAATTAGTTTAGCGCAAGCTAAGAAGGACAATCGAAAAGCTTGCAAATTATGTTATAAGAAGAAACATATATGAAAACAGAGGAATGGGTTATTCTCATAGTGATTATATTAGCTGCCATTGGGAGCTGTGGGGGTATGAATGAAGACGGACCTGATAGAGGTGATACTGGATATGAAGATCTAAACCGTAGTATTAACGGTGTGGCATTATAAATAACATTTTAATGCTATCTTATTGCCAGTATAGAAATGTCTTATGGTGAATTTTAACTACTTGTAGGAACGGCTAACTTTGATTATCTTTGCATTGCATTCTAATAGTGGAATGTATAATTAAAAAAAATAATAGACTTAGATGAGAAGTTATGTTATTCTTGGCGATTTTTCGCCTAGTGAAATCAAGAGAGTTGAAATGAAAGTTGCCAACCTTCCTAAGCGACTAAAGCCTTATGTTTTTATAAGGAAGTGGGGTGAAATTTGGTAGAAGGTTAATGAGTAAAAGAGAAGGGTGAATCTTTCGACTCACCATTCTTCTTTATTTACAAAGTCAGCGACTTAGAGTTTACTGTACCTGATTTGTTTCATCTTTTACTGTATTAGTATTATTAGTCATGTAACTTTCACCCATCCCCAATCCAGAAAGTGAATTTGCAACCATTTTTAGCTTGTCATTGTTCTTGATTCTGTATGAATTTGCTATATTTCCACAAAGATAAGTATCTTCTGTGTTGGCGATTTGAATACTTGCCACATCATTCACTCCAGTAACGACATTATTTACAATTCTGTTTCGCTTATTCATCTTGTAATCCGTTGGAGTGTTTAACGTATGGTAAACGAACGAAATACTTGTATTGTCAAGCGTATTGTTGGATATAACATTGTCACATTGCATCTTTACTTTAGAATGGTAATTGAATGAATGCCATCCCTGCGCCCATATTCTCTTCTGATGCAGAACATTGCCATTAACCACATTGTGGAAACAGAAAGAATATAAGACAATACCACCTTGGGTATCTATATCTGTAACACAATCTGTTCCTATTCCGTTAATAATGTTATTGGAAATGACGTTATAATTCTGCATTGAAGCAATGACAATCTCATCATCTACAGCAAAATGCTCCTTAAATTTAGCTATCATTTTCGCTTTTGCATCCTCAGACATTTGCCTTTTATAGTTGTAAATTGTAGGCATTCTGAATGAGATTTTATAGGTTCCTTCAGAAGCATATCTGTAGTCTCCGTCTTCTTTCATTGTGCCAACAATCTCAAAGCTATCTACTGCGGAATGCAAACCATTTCTTTCATTGACTATATGAAAAGAACCATTTCCTAAATGACTGTAATTTTTCAGGAAGCTATTGTCACTTGGGCAGTTTGATGATGTTCCTGCAATAATATCTTTCAGAGAGCAAGTAATCTTGGCTACTATTTTAGTCATAGATGTATTTTCTGTATTATTCTCCTGACCTTGCCCAGTATCTTCTTCTACGAAGTCAATGCTGTCAAAGCTGGTTATTTTTGCAACATCATACAACACACCACCATCAAAAGATATGTGTTCCTCTCCAATTCCATCTATCTGGTTGTCTGATATGACATTATTGCAGCTAGACAAATTTCCCTCATATAATACATCTTCCTTGAAACCGAGAACACATATTCCAGTTCGTCCAATTCTGATTCTATTACCAATAATTTTGGTGTTATTGATTGAATGGACGAATATGTTTCTACTATTCTCTCCTTTAGTTTTTGGGGCAGCATCAGGATATGTAGAATCTGAAATCTTAAAGTCATTATATAAGACACGACAATTCTCTAGAAATTTCATTTGGAGTCTGGCATTTGAGCCAATGAAATTGCAATGTTCAACTATCATATCTTTGGTTACTGATTCCGAAGGAGTAACAACACAGTTCACGAAATCACATTTTCTGAAAGTTACATTTTCTGAAACTATAACGCTAGGCACTAGGAACACACAGTTCTCATAAATTTCTCCTGGTTGAGTTTTTACAGCCTTGAGTTCAGAACCATATTTAATGCTATTATGCTTAATTACTTTATCTATATTATCTATAGCTTTTTCAACTTTTTCTAATCGGTACCCAACTGTACTTTCTTTAGATACATAATCTATTTTTGTACCTTTAGGTACGTTAGGAAAACGCAAATATTTGGCATTAGGATTTTGTGCTATAGTAATGGCAATATATCCATTGGATGCTTGGACATTTCCTTCACCTATAGAAGAAAGCTCACTATTTCGGTAAGAGTATTTTATTACCTTATTTTCAAAATAATCAGATAGGAATCTATAAGTTCCACCATATACAAATGGAGATTCTATCTGAATGTCTATATAAGTACTGTCAGCAATGTATGAATTAAGGTGTAAATCCTTACCATCAATGTTATCTTTTATGACATCTATACTATTTCCAAGAAGACTATTTTTGCTTTCTATGGTTTCCACATTCTTTTTCAAAGCAGCGATATTATCATCAATGCTTTCCTTCTTTACCTTCTCAACAATACTTACATTCTTGTTGCAATTATTAATTTTGAGGGATTTAGCAGCAATATTTGTAGTTACACCATACGTTGCATAACCATCGGTAAACTGCACAGATTTCTCCCCAATTGAACTATCTTCTGTTCTCGTCTGAATTGTATATGCAGCAGTTACGGGCTCAGAGAGTTTGAGAGTGATGGTATCACCATACTTGACTATAGTACCGTCAATAGGGATATTCACGGAATTTGATTCTGAGGTATATGACTTCTTTACAATATCCTTCTCACCACCGTGAATGTCATAAGTTAAGTCGTTGAGTTTAGTGCTTACGGCTTTTTGGCTCATCACCTTATCCTCAGACCAACCAGATTCCTGAGAGATTGAAGTTTTGTTTATCTTAGAGCCTTGAAGCTCATCAACTGCACCTTGAACAGTTGCTGATGTGAGTTGAGAGGAAGTATTATCATAGGTTACAGCCGTAGCTACACTGGCTCCACCAGTAGCAGTTACACCTTTGACAAGTTCTGTAATCTGATCATCACGAGTGTTGAGCTTAGCCATATTTGCATCCAAGGATGTGTTCTTCTCATCTTGTGCAGACTTGTTGGCAGTAATCTGACTCTGATTGCTTTCTATCTGCTTGGTATGCTCAGATACAGTAGAGCTTAATGATTCGTGCTTGGAGCTTAAATCATTGTGTCTGGAATTGATGTCTTGGATTTCCTTCTCAACAGTCTGCGTATCTCCTTCAAGAAAGATTTCCTTGGCTGCGCCTAGCTTACCTTTCTTGGTGGCTGCATGTATCGGGGCTGTTACATTAATATTATTATCTGACATATCTTTTAATATTTACGATATTACTAAATTCCATGTAGCTTGCGTGAGAGGATTGACAGTTCTGTATGCTTTGAAGCTGCCTAGACTATTTGTTATAGTTTGAGGAGCAGCAAGAATCACATCAAAACCGGCACTGGTTACACGGCTGATTGAGAGATAGCTAGGTACTACCAACCAGATGTAATCATTATCCTTGGTGGTTACCTTTGGATTGAATGACACTCCTGTGGATGATACCTTACTGAGCGTATTGAGGATTTCAGCGGTCATGGTGGCTGCTGAGTTCCCTCCAAAGTAGCAGAGATAGCGAGTCTGTGATGTGCTCTTGCCAGTTCTGCCTTTCTTGCCAACCTCAAACTTGAAGATTTCTCTTGCTCCTTCTATAGGAGTGGATAGGTTTCCACTGGATGCAGGGGTGTCTGAAAGAGCCTTTGGGGTGGCATCATTAATCTGCTTGCTGATAAGGAGAGAATCAGGAATAAGTGGTTTGCCATCGCTGATGATGGAATAGCGAACATCTGTCTGCATAGAGCCTACATTTTGATTGATACTGAAACCAAGAGTGATAGGATAAACCGTATCATTAAGTTTGGCTAGGTTCTTATCTACATCTTGGATTGTTGTAATCAAACCATCCGGCAATCCTGTTGCTGCATTGATAACCTGCCTCAACTCAGGGTCAAACTTTGAAAGGGTCAATGTATCGTCTGCCATCTTCTCGTTGGTCACAGACTGGTCGTGAAGCTTGGACGTATTCACGGCTGAATCTGCAATTTTCCGATTGGTAACATTTTGGTCCTTGATGGTTCGCTCATCAACCGATTCATCACCCAGTTTGGAATTAACAACGTTCTTGTCAGCAACCTTTGCAGTTGTTACGCTATCATCATTCAGTTTCTCTGTCGTAACGTTTCCGTCGGCAATCTTCTGAGTGGTAACATTCCCATCAGCAATCTTTGCTGTAGTTACAGAACCATCAGCCAACTTTCGGGTGGTAATATTACCATCCTTCAACTTTTTTTCGGTGACAGACTGGTCGTTGTAATCGTCAGTCTTCATCAACGGCACCATCGTACCGAGTTTCGGATCTTGTCTAAATGTAGGCATATTTGATTTCTTTTGGTTCTGATGAAGTGAATATCTGAATCTTTACGGTATCGGGAATCACCCGAAGGCGAAGCTGGAACTCAGCTGTGTTCTTGTGGGCACGAATGGGAACCCGAGGCTTCTTTCCATCTCCCCTATCCTGCCTGATAACCAGTTTCCCTGGGCGCTTTAGCGTAATCATCAAGTAGATGTCACGCTGCAAGGTTATCTCGGGGGAAATCCACGCAAGCTCTTCTTCGCTATAATTCGTAGATACATACTCCATGATTTCATTATTTTGATGTTTGACTAACGCCTAGCTGCTGCAAGGCTATCGTGTACATTTGCGTAGCCTTGGTATCATCGTAGGCTGAAAGCAATAAGAAGGCGAGATAGTAGATGAAGGCATTCTTCAAGCGGTCTGGGATAGCTACATCTGTAGAATCGGACGTGCTTACGTTCTTCGGAACACCCACAAAGGAAATGACCGCTTCCGTAGGCTTGGGCTGCAAGAGGATTTTCAGAGGATTCTCACGCATGATAGCCGCTTGTGGTCGGTCGATGGTTCCCTTTGCCGTATCATCAAACATCATGACAGCCTCATCTTGAGTATCTTCTATAGGCACTACTGCCTTGAACCAGCCATTGCCACGAATGCGAGAGATATTGATTACCTCGGTATTGGCATCCATCGTGATGATACCGATGCTTTTCTGAGCATCGTAGTCCTGCACTTGGAGGGTAGCAGAAGAAGTACCTATCTTCTTGGAATCTACCAATGCAGCAGAGGATGATGCGGTAACGGCAATCCAATGCAGGGCATCGTTGATTTTTGCCTTGATGATGTTGTCCATATACAAATCATCCTTCTCATCTGTGATTGATGAGAAGTTGTTGGATTCCTCGTCTATGCACCAACGAACTGCCTTTATGATGTCTTCTACCTTCATTTCACCTTATTATATATGTTACTCCTGCATGTAGTTCGGGAAAGCATAGTTGTGCTTCTTTGCCCAATCCATAGCACTTGATGCCGTCTTGAACATTCTTGAACCCTCACGATTGTCTTCCTCGTTGACGAAAGCAAGGAGGTCGGATGCCGTGACTACAGCAGGAACCTCGATAACAGAATCCTTGGTCTTGGCAGGAGCGGTTTCCTTTTCCTGCTCTTCATTCTCTTTCAATCTGTCTTCGATGGTCTTCTCAGAGCGAATGAGCGTAACAAGCCCCTTCTGGAACAATTCACTGTTTTCGAGCAGATTCTGAGCATACTCATTCTTCAAGATAAGCTCGGGTTTCTGCTTGGTGATTACATTACCTCGCTCGAAGTTATAGCGAACGGTTACGCCATTCTTACCCTGTAGGATATGGCTTACCGTGTTTCTATTTGCGTTATATCTATAAGTCTTAATCATATTGCTAAAAGTTTAGTTTGAATAACAGATGACCGGCATCAACCAGTCACCTGTTATTCTGTGCATTACTAGGCAGCTACCAGCTGACCCGAGAAGAGTTCCCATTTACCACCCTTGTAGATGTAAACATTCTCCTTCTCGTACTTGGTTGTACCACTACCAGCATTTGGCGCCTCGTAATCGGCTGTCAAAGCGACAATCATACCCTCACGAGGAGTCTCAGGCAACTTGCTCATGGAGATAATGTTGTTGATAACACCCGATGCGCCAAGAGCAGAAATCTTCGCCTCTGGACCGACAAGAACACTGTTGTAGCCACGGAGCGCTATGCAGTCTGCCTCCCAGTGCATGTAGCGCTTAGCCAGACGTGGGTCGTAAGCATCCTTAGACAAGTCGTTGGTGCGCTCTTTGTTCTTCTCCTTGACGTAATGACGAGCACCCTTGAAGTCTGCCCCAATCATGCAGTCTTCCAAATCCATGTAGTCGAGTGTGCTATCCCAAGCGAAGTTGAGTGTACCATAGTTACACTTGAAGCTACTGAAGGTAATATCGAACTCCTTGACAGTAGAGAACATTACATCACGACCCTTAGGAAGCTCAATCTTCATCAGTCGCTCGATGGCATTCTTGCCACAGAAGATATACATTTCATCAGACTCGGCAAAATCGGTGAACATAAGCTTGGCAATGGCGATGAGGTCTGCGAAAGTATAGGTCTCGCCGATGCCATAGGCGTTTGTCAACTGATTGATGATACCCTCGGCAGAGTAAGCGTACTCCTGCGCACCGTCCTTGGTTTCCATGAGGAACTTTCGCTTGGTACCATATAGGTAACTGCGTTCCTGACGAAGCAAGAACTTAGTGAGAGCATCTTCCTTCATGTCGGCAACGGTATGAGGAGCCTTCTTCTTGATCTTCTCAAACTCCTCGGTGAAGATGATGGAGAACGCACGCTTCTGCAAGTAAACCTCCGCATTGCGAGGCTGATAGTTCTCTGGCGGAACGTTCATCTGGCTCTCGGAGAGAATGGTAGAAGCACAGAGAATGCGACTGTTGGCTGGAATAGCTGGGCAACCCATGGTATCAAGCGTTTCGCCTACAGTACCCTCAGTCTCGGCAGGACCATTGAGTGCCTGCAAGGTAACTTCATCCTTTGTCTTCTCGATAACCAACAGATTCAAGCGACCGCTAACCTTGGTCTTGGAACCAGGCTCGTAACCAGGAACAGAAGGAACAATAACTGTACTACCTTTGTAGAGCGGAAGAAGCGAACCAGAGAAGTTTGCTTTTGAAAACTTGATTGTACCACCAGCCTCAACCGCATCAATCGCCTTGGTAATCTTGCCGTCAAGGGTATCACCACCCACACGGGAGTGCTTCTTTTCATAGCCCGCACTAGGAACCGTCCTTGTAACCTTTCGGATAATCTGGAGCAATGGAGTGCGGAAAGGACGATACTTCTCTACCTCGGCGTCCCAATCCTCTTCGGCAAGTCCACCTTTGCGAATCTGGGTTGCAGAAGCCTGCGTGCCGGTCAAGTCCTGACCTTCCACCTTACCGCCTGGAGCCAATCGGTCTGACTTTTCGGGGTCAACTGGTTCGGTTGCAGCATCAGCCTTGGTTGATGGCTCATGACCCTCGTCGCCAATCTGAGTAGTTGGCTCTGCGGTATCAGCTATGGCAAGAATACCACCGCCTGTAACCACGGCAAGAAGCATCAGAATCATCTTGAAGATGAACTGACCGCTCGTAAAATTCTTAAAACAATCTTTCTTCATTTTATACATATATTTATTTGATTAATTATTGTATGTAATACCTTCGAAGAAGCCACTCTTAGGAGCCGCTTCCTTCTTCTTTGCAGGTTTGTTGCCAGCACCCGAACTAGACAGTGAAGGAGGAATGCCCTCGCTTGCGGAGGAGCGCACCTTATTCTGAATCTTCTCGTTTCTAGCCTGCATAGCCGCCTCGTCTCGGGCAGAGGAAATATCAGAATCGTAGTTGTTGGCATTGTGAAGCATCTTCCAAACATCATCTGGAATGTCACCGCTCTCCACCTTGTCGTGAATCTCGTAAATCTGCTTCCACATATCCTGAGCATCATCAGGGTAGAGCTTAACCAGGCGCTCGATAGACTTGCGCATGTTTTCCGTAACTCTTTCAGATGCTTCATTCTGCTCGGCAACTTCCTCATTGTGCTTTGCAAGAATCTCGGCGAGCTTCTTGCCGCCCTCTGGATCTTCGAGCATAGCCTTGATGTCGATACCCAAGCGAGCCATCGCATCGAATGGGTTATCTTCTGGATTCTTCTCCATATCCATCGCCAAGGCAGCAAGCCACTTGTGCTTGTCGAACACCTTAGACAACGCCTTTCCGCTCTCCTCGTATCGTCCGAGCGTATCAGCATCATCGTTCATAGCCGCATAACGAGCTTCCTTGTCCTCGAAATCAATGTCAGCATGACGCTTCTTGAATCGGTCGGAGAAAGCCTTGCGGTTAGGGAGATCCTCTACCGGGGGAGTCTCTTCCGCAGTCTGTTCGGGTGAAGAAACCTGCTGTTCAGATTCTCCACCTGCATTCATCTGTTCTAATTCTTCCTTTGTCATATCTTAAACTGTTTGAAACGTTGCCGCAAAGATGCAAAGAAAATGCAATTATATTTCCGTGTTTCCGTGACAATAGGCAAACACACGGAAACACGGCAAAGAAAAAGGGATTTAAGACTATTTTTGCGCCTATAAATTAATAATGTGTAAACAAATATGGTTAAGGCGAAATTATTAACACTTAGCAAGGTGATGCCTCAGCGCAACAGATACGATTCTGTGAAGGCTCGAAAGAAGCGGCAGGAGCACGGAAAGGACTGGGAACTGCTGACCCGATGCAAGAATGCCTGGAACAATCTGAGTGGCGTGAGGGAGACCCGAGCAAGAACGATGAGATACTGCAACGGAGACCAATGGAGCGACACCATCAGGGTGTATCATCATGGTTACTGGGAGGAAATGACGGAGCGCACCTATATGGAGCGGCGCAACCAGACCCCTATGAGCAACAACATCATGATCAGTATCTTGGAATCCATCGCAGGACTCTATGCCAAGCAGGGTACGGAGCCAGTATGCTTTGCAAGGGACAGCAATTCCCGGCAACTGAGCGATATGATGAGCGCCACGATGCAGTGCAACTGGCAGAACACCTATATGCAGGACGTTCTGAACCACGCTATCAAGGACTATCTGATAGGCGGTCAGATGTTCGTAAGAGAGTGCTGGGAAGACAGAGACCTTGAAATGCCCGATTCGTGGACAGATGCGATGGAAGCAGATCACATGTTTTTTGAATGCGGAAGCGACCCACGCCATAATGACGTGAGTCTAATCGGTGTGCTGCACGATGTAAGCAAGGAAGACCTTTATCAGAAATTCGCGCGACAGGAATACGGTTTGACGGAAAACGACCTAGATGCCATCTTCGATATTAAGGATATGGATGATAGCGGCTACGGCTACGAGTTCAACGAGGAGAAGGCTTTGGAGAATCTCAGCTTCGACTACAGCAACAAGGGCAAGCACTACGTGAGGGTAATAGAAGTGTGGACCACGGAGACCAAACACAGACTCCAATGCTACGACCCTATCGCTACCACAGGAACCAGCGCTTACTTCCGGGTGGATATGGAAGATACCGCCATGATAGAGAAGCTACGCAAGGACAATATCAAGCGAAAGCAGCAGTATGACGAAATGGGCGTAGCAGAAGAAGACAGAGCCTACATTACCAGCAAGGAAATCGCCGATAAGTACTGGTACTTTACCTACATGGCACCAGACGGAACAATCCTCTGCCAGGGCGAAACCCCTTACGACTACAAGAGCCATCCGTTTACGATGAAGCTCTATCCGTACATCAACGGAGAGATTCATCCGTTTATGGCGAACGTGATAGACCAGCAGAGATACATCAACCGACTGATTGTGATGAACGACATGGCTATCAGAAGCAGCTTCAAGGGCTTCAAGATGATTCCGACAACCGTATTGAACGGCAAGACAAAAGAACAGTTTATGGAAGATGCTATTGAATACGATGGATGGATATTCTATACACCAAAGCGCACGATGCCGCAGGTGAAGCCAGAGATTATCACATCGAATGCGGTGAATATCGGAACCAACGAACTCTTGCAGATAGAGCTGAACCTGATACGAGAGGTTACCAACGTGAGCGGAGCCTTGCAGGGCAAGACCCCTTCGGCAGGAACATCGGCTGCAAGATATGCGCAGGAGAGCCAGAACGCTACCACTTCACTCTATACCATCCTATCGGATATGGACGTGTTTACGGAGAAGCTGGCAACCAAGAAGTGTATGACTATCCAGCAGTACTACGAAGACGGAAGAAAGGTCTATGACCGAAACTTCACTCAGATTTATCTGTACGACCGACTATCAGCCCGAGATATTCACTTCAAGATCAGTATCAAGAATGCGGCAGCTACGGCAACCTACAACACGATGCAGAACGATACACTCGACAAGCTTCTTGACAAGGGCGCCATCAACGTAGTACAGTACTTGCAAAACCTGAATGCACCATTTGCAGACAAGCTTCTTGCCAGCGTGCAGGAACAGCAGGCGCAGTTGGAACAGATGTACCAGCAGCAACAGACAATGGCTCAGCAGCAGGGCGGCGGACAGGTAGAAAACGGCATCGTACAGGGTGCAGACCAGAACGCAGTGGCTCAGGCTATGAGCATGAACAATCAGTATTATCAAACAGCATAAGGTATGGCAGTAACAGAACAGACGATAACAATAGGGTATGCCGACATCAAGAGCAAAGTGAAGAAGCATTTCTCCATCATCGGAAAAAGACTTTCCGACAAGCAGGGGAATATCCTCTTTACCGGTGTTACCCTATCCTCGACCGAGGAAGACATCTTGAAGCAGTATGTGAAGGATGCGGCGGAAACATTCGTGGGCAACTTTTCTCCACTGATAGCCGGCTACACGGACAACACCGATGATGTGGTATTCACCTATCAGCGGAACAGAGTGAGCGAGGGCAAGGCAAACGCATTCTGTAGTCTCTTCAAGAGCTATGTGGTAGATTACGTAGCCTATTCTGTGCTATCCATGACCTATGCCGATTCTGCAAGGAAGTATGCAGACGATATGACGAATCATGTGGTCTCTGCATTGAAGCTGATCTTCCAGAAGGATGCGCCGACATCGGGCAGCAAGACCATGGAGGATATGACAGGAGAAGTAATTTTGAACTAAAAAGATTAAAGCTATGATTTTAAAATTTCAGATTATCAAGTCGGTGGTGATTGACGAGGTGAAGAGAGCCACCTATCTAAAGGCAAAGATTGATGGAGCCATAGACGATAAAGCCATCAAGATGAGTTTCAACGAGGCGGCTGGCGATGAGGAAGTACACGAAAGAACGCTGACCCACGATTTCCAGTCTGCCTTGGAAGTAACAAAGGTTATCCTGGCAGATTATCTTGCACCAAACGCCCAGACCATGGGTGACAACATCATCTACTACGGCAGCAAGACCGATGATGTAGTGGAGTTTGTTATCAATGTTTCCAGACGATGCAACGGTACGCTTTCCGACACATTGGCAAGACTGGTAGCCAAGTATGTGGAAGACTACATGATTTACCAGTGGTGGTTGAAGACAACCAACCTGAAACAGGCAGAGCCTTATCTATCTTCTCTCAGCTTTGATGAGCAGAATATCCGCCGATGCTTTGTATTGAGTGGTCCAGTGGTTCCTACCGTACCTTATACCAAAACGCTGACCGCCAAGGTGGATGGCAGCAGTTCGGGCGGTGCAATCACACTCGGTGTGGATGAAGAGGACGTGAATATCTCCTACTCCATTGATGATGGAGCCATTGATGATATAGAGGCGAGAAGCAGCGACCCTAGCATCATTGAGATTCAGCGCAGCCCAGACCCTTATACCTTTGCCCTGAAGCCAAGGAATACCGGTGTGGCAACCGTCACCCTCTTCTCCCGACACAGCGACAACCTGAAGACAGAGGTAGAAGTAACCGTAGCAAAGGAGGTATAAGATGGAGTTCAACGCATTACACCCAACACATTTTATCCGTGAGAGAGGATGGAAGCCCGAGCCGAATCCTTTTCTTCCGAAGCCTCCTCGTCCGGTACATAAGTACTACAGCAAGCACATCTTCATCTATGCTAACCAACTCTGGTATGACATTGATGCTGCTACAAACATGGTGGGCAGGGCAAGACGAGGCAACCAGACCAATCAGGAAGACATCATCCCAACCAGTGAGAACGACAGGGAAAGACCACTCTTCTACCGCTGGTTTGACAAGTATCTGAAAAAGGCAGAAGGAATCCTATCTGCCTACGTGATGAAGCCGCAGGGAGTGGTAAGAGACAATGCCCTGAATGAATGGGATGAGAAGGAGATATGGCTGAATATGCCCGACTACTGGGATGATACACGGTATGACGAGCTGGCGAAGCATATCCACAGCTACATCGTGGCTGGTGCTCTCTACGAATATTTCCTGCTTACGCTTACCAGCAAGGACCCGCTTACCGTCTCGAAGCAGGAGGAAATGAACGATGAAGAACTGGAGATACTGGATGCAGCGAGTGCCAGCAAAGCAGGAATGCTGGTTCATCCGCTGAAGCCATTTGGATAAAAAAAGAGAAGGAGAAGCTTATGGGAGAGTTTGATGATATTAAGTCGGTAAGGGAAATCGTGCAGGAGAAGCGAGAGAAGGCGAAGAAGATTCTGCCAGTGAGCAAGAGCGCACAGAAAGAATTTATTCGTGACTTCCTAGCCCGACATCAGGATAAGTTTGAGGATTGTATGAACCAGTTGGCAGAATTCGACCCGAAAACATACGTTACCATCTATGCTAACCTGACCAAGCACATGATACCAAAGCAGAGCGAGGTGAGCGTGACCCATGGATTGGACGAAGACTTCAAGCAGTTGGCAGCACTGGCACAGACCAAGACCGACAACAACGCCTTAGACGTGACTCAGGTGCCGCAGATACAGGATGCAGATTTTGAGGAGATAAAAGAATTGGGCGATGGCATTAGTTAGAGAAGTAGATATTGATGAACTCGTAGCCGAAAACAAGCGGCGATACGATGAGATTTACGGAACCTACAACCCTTGGACGGGTGAAGGCTGCTATGATTTCGAGCACAGGGAGCTGCTCGAACTGCCCGACTTCATGATCAAGAAGATGTGGGTTCCCAGAGAATGTATGCGTACCTTATTATATAGGGGGCTGAAACAGTTGGGCAGCATGAAGGAGTACATCATCCGGGTATGGGGCAAGGAGTATAACGAGAAGAGTTACTACACCAAGCAGTTGAAGATGGTGCTGACCTTCGAGATTATGAAGGTGAGATTCAGGGAAGACCCCGAGTTTGCCCTGTTTGCTACCGACAAGATTGAGGATAAGGTAACTGGTGACATGATACCTTTCAAGCTGAACTATCCCCAGCGCAAGCTCTTGAAGATTTTTGAGGATTTAAGAACCAGCAAAAGGGCTATCCGAGTAGTGATTCTGAAAGCCAGACAGTGGGGCGGTTCTACACTCACACAGCTTTACATCAAGTGGCTACAGGATTTCCGCAAGGACGGATGGAACGCCATCGTACTAGCCCAGCAGAAGAATACTGCGAAGAAAATCAAGGCGATGTACAGAAAGGCTTTGGAGAACCAGCCGGGATGGACAATCGGATGCCCGGGAGCCAAGCTTCAATTCTCTCCTTACGAGAACTCGCCTGATGATTTCCAGGTGACAGACGGAATTAGGGCAATAAGAAGAAGTACGCTGACCGTGGCATCCTTCGAGAACTTCGATTCCGTGCGTGGTAGCAACTTCCACTGTGCCCACTATTCTGAGGTCGCCTATTGGAAGAAGACCCCAGAGCATGATCCTGAGGGTGTGATTTCCTCTATTTCGGGTGGTATCAGAAATCAGGAGGATAACTTGGAGGTGTTTGAGAGTACCGGCAAAGGTAACTCTGGTTTCTTCTACGAGAAATGCCAGTTGGCGATGGACCCGAAGAACAACGATGCCTATTCCTTCCTATTCATCCCTTGCTTCTTCATCGAGCACGATATGGAGGAAGTGAAGAGCGAACGAGCCTTTGCCAAATGGCTTTTGGAAAACAAGGATAAGAGTACCAATCCGAAGGGCTACCGAGAAACAGGCAAGTTCTTTTGGCGTATGTGGGAGAAGGGAGCCTGCTTCCAAGCTATCGAGTGGTACAGAAACTTCCGCAATAAGTTTACTACCCATTCCTTCTGTGCTACCGAGGCACCAGTGGATGAGGAAGATGCCTTCCGAAACTCTGGTAATCTGGTCTTCAACCCCTACTCTATTGATGATTTGCAGAAGAAGTACAAGCGTGAGCCAATCTATACCGCCGACATCATCATTGACGGTAACAAGAATGAATCTTCCATCGAAAAGTCGAAGATAAGCATCCGAACAGATGGTGATGGAGACTTGAAGATCTGGGCAGTACCGAACTGTCTAAAAGTGGAGAACAGATACTTGGTGAGTGTGGATATTGGCGGTAAATCCTCGACTTCCGACTATACCGTCATGACGGTAATAGATAGATTCGGGATGTTGCCTACCATCAAGGGCAAGCCGAAGGTGGTGGCAAGATGGCGAGGACACGTAAGACACGACAAGCTGGCGTGGATGGCGGCAGCATTGGCTCATTACTATGATGATGCCTTGCTGGTAATCGAGAGCAACACGGCAGATAGAGAGAAGAATAATAATACGGAAGGCGACCACTTCGGAAGTATCTTGAACGAGATAGCCGATTACTACGATAATCTGTATCAGCGCACCACAAGTCCTGAGGACGTGAGCGATGATGTGCTTGCCAAGTATGGATTCCAGACCAACAAGCTGACGAAGGGTTGGGTGATTGATAATCTGGAGCAGTTTGTGGATGATATGCTCTGGGATGAACCAGACCGGGAGATGTATCACGAGCTGAGAATCTACGAGCGGCATGATGATGGAAGTCTTGGCAATATCGTGGGCAACGGCAACCATGACGATGTACTGATGAGTACAGCCATCGGTTTGTGGGTAAGCGCCAACGATATGGAGAAGCCGAAATGGAAACAAAAGGAAAGAACAAGCAGCGGTGGTGATGGTGTTCATTCTGCTGCGAAAATTTAAAGATATTGAGTTATGGAGAGAAACTTGGATAGAAAGACTTTGAGTTTCAGCAAGGGTATGACGAACGTACCGAGTGACTTGCTGAGTGAAGATAGCGAACTTGCCTATTCGCAAAACATCATATATAGGAATGGTGAAATGGTCCCGATTCAGAAGATTGAGCCTTTCGGCACTGTGAGCGGCACGATTTTGTTTGTCCATAAAATGGCAGACTTCGAGAATATCATTACCTATGACAAGTATGTTGGGGATAGTGGCGAGAACAAATATACCATCAGATGCTACAAGAAGAGCGACCTCAAGACGGCGATAGGTACATTTGAGGGTGACGGAGAAGTGAAGGATGCACAGGCGGTGGGGAATACGCTGGTGCTGGCTACAGATAATGGATTGAGATACATCTTATACAAATCTGATGCCTACAAGGATTTGGGAATGAATATCCCTGACCTGAAATGCAACTTCACCTTCGAGAAGCCAACTAACAACTATATACCAGAAGAGAGCGAAAGAACTCTGATGAATATTTCCAACGATGTTGATGGACCCGATGGGTGGAAGTGTTATTATGATGCGAATGGTAAATTCCTGCATGCCGCTGGCGATGAACCTAGCGGAATATTCCAACAAGGTACGTATCACCATTTCTCCATCAAAGTAACCACAGACGGCTCTCACGAAAAAGGCTTTCAGGAAACAGTTCAAGGGCATGTTGCCCAAGCTATCAACTGGGTAAAAAGCAAGAATATGTTTGCGTTCCCTTTCTTTATCAGGTGCGCATTCAGACTCTTCGATGGCTCTTATACCAAGATTACTACCCCATATATCTGCTATCCTACCATTAACAGAAATTGCCGTTTCAGCTCTGCGACTTTCGACCGTACCCATAACACATATATGGATCTTAGGCAAATGACAGGAAAAGAAAGTATCTTTTACTTCATCGAGTATAGCGAACTGAAATTCAAGTTTGAACCGATAAGCGATGATTGGAGAGACATCATCAAGGAAATCGTAGTCTTTGCTTCTGATCAGGTCCTGCCATTCCGTTTAGATAGCGGTTGGAAATTAGTTTCCCCAAACGATACCTATATGAAGCCTTCCGCTAATTTCGGCTACGACAAATATAGAGAGCTTCCGTTTAACTACGACAAGCAAGCGATGGCTTCTCAGACCATCACTGTACATAGTGAAATTCAGCCGGAATATAAAACGGACCAGGAAATCATAGATGAACTGCTGACAAAATCACAGTTCTACAAACTGTTTTCTGTCAAGGCATCGGATAAGGTTATGGATGGAAACTGGCATTACTCGGTTAACGGAATAAAGGACGGAGATAGAATGTTCATTGCGAAAGGAGTTGTTGAGAATCTTACGACACAAACCCAACTGAATGTTGATGATTATTACGGATGGGCAAAGGCTACAGCAGAAAGACTGTACACCTATAACGGCAGACTTCAAGCTATCGGATTGTTGCGCTATCCATTTGGTGGTTTCTCGAATTTTACAGGAAGAGACTTGACTGGAGACGATTATTACTATATGTACACCCATATCGTAACAAATACTTCTGACACTTGGGCGATGAATGTCGCTTCTGTGAATAAGTCGTTCCTGCGTGGATGGATTTATTATCCAGACCCAAACGCTACGGAAATCATTCTTTATTCGGGCGAGAAATATCTTAGAATTCCATTAACCATACACCCAATGTTGAACGGCTCCTATTCGTTCACCAATCTTCCGTCAGCTGAAGGTGATGCGGAATTTGAAAGTATCACCGAAGATGAAATGATAGAACTGGTCAAGAACCTTAATCAGCCCGAATATCTTGATTCCCAAATTTTCACTTCGGTAGTGAACAATCCGTTTGTGTTTGAGGCATCGGGCGATAACACCGTGGGTACTGGTAAGATTCTCGGTATCGTGGCTAACACGGAGGCGGTAAGTCAGGGTCAGTTCGGTCAATATCCTCTGCTCGTCTTTACCGATGAAGGCATCTATGCCATGAGCGTGAATGCCGAGGGTCTTTACTCCAGCATACACCCTATATCCAGAGAGGTTTGTAATAATGCTGATTCCATTACCCCTACCGACAAGGTGGTTTACTTCACTTCCGAAAAGGGATTGATGGCAACATCGGGCGGTGAGGCGATTTGCGTATCGGGGCAGTTGAGCGGTGGAAAGAACAGAGGATTGCCAAGCAACTTCCTACCTTTCAAGACTTTCTTGGAGAACTGTCTGATAGCCTACGACTACAAGGCTTCGCTGCTGAGAATATTCAACAAGAAGACCAGCTATCACTATGTATATAATATGGTGGATAAGATTTTCTCTATCTCCCACAACTATACCAGCAGCAAGATTTTCTGTAGAACGGTAGCCAACAACTACCCCGACAATCTTGTGCAGTTTGATGATAGTACCGTTTACTCCCTTACCAATATTCCATTGGCAGAGGATGATGCCAACGACTATGACTGCGTAATGACTACCCGACCCCTGAAACTGGGCGGCTCTACCATTCTGAAATCATTGAGGGGCTTGAAGCATCTTTTCGATTCTGATGCCGGCACGGTAAGTGTAACGGTCTATGGATCCAACAACGGCAAGGACTGGGTTGCGCTGAAGAGTCTCTTCGGCAAGCCGTGGAAGTACTTCAAGCTGGAGTATTCTTTCAAGAACTTCAAGGCAAGCGATTCCTTTGCCGGGTCCATCATAGAGACCCAGAGCAGAAGGGAAGACAAGATAAGATAAATCCTTCCATAAGTTTGATAACATCAAGAAGGCGGCTACTCGTGATGAGCAGTCGCCTTCGACATTTAAACACTAACAAACTTATGCTGAACGTTTCCGTTCTATGTAGATTATGAACCATTCCATCAAATAACCTATGACGAAGCTATAAAGGTGGAGGCATCCGTTCACGTTGTCAAACAGCATCGTGAAGAGGATGAAGGGTCCAGCCTTCCTGATTGCATCTTTCCATCGTCCAGTCCTGCCCCACATCACACCGAAGACGGCAAAGAGGAACCCAGACAAACCCATCGTTGGCTCGGTAACGAACATCGGCAGATAACTTGCTGCTACGGCTACCGCAAAAGCCTTGACAGGCGAAATCCTGCCCTTGATCTGCCAGAGTACCAGCAGATTGATGGCAAGATGAAAACCATTGACGTGGAAGAAGCTGTACAGTAGATGATTCTCCCAGGGGCATCTGTAATAGAAGCCTATATGCCAAGTGCAAAGAACGATACAGATGAACGAAAGAATCGCCTTCAATCTGAAACTATTCATGCTTACCATCCCTGTAACCTTTCCCATATCGCTTGCAATTATAGAAAATATCCTCTGCTGAACGAGGAGACAGAAAGAACTCGGGGGCTGGCTCTCCTACCAGAAACTGGCAGATGAAATGGAGCGACTGCCCGATAAACTCCTTCTTCTGAGATACTGCGTTCAATCTATCGAACAGAGAATAGTACATTCTCCTTCTCGGTTCCGTCATGGCATCCACCTCAGAGAAATCGCCTACCACCATCTTTCTGAGCTTCTCGAATGCCTGTTTGGGATTCACGTAATATCTCGGTGCGGGATGAGATACTATCTTCGCCCACGCCTCCTTTGCGGTGTGGCAGGTGGGTGCTACCTCACGATAAGTCTTCATCAGGTCTTCCCGTTGCTTTTCCGTCAAACTATAATTGGTTTTCGTCATACGCTTTATTCGTTAAATCGTGCTACAAAGGTACGAATTATCTAGAATACGTCCAAATAAATAATATATTTTAATATTTTGCTCACTTTTTATGGTTTTGTGCAGGAATATTTTTATCTTTGCACCGACTAAAACATTTAGCTACCGTTTTCTAAGAAACAGCAACTAGATCAACGATATCAACATAAAATTGAAACAAAAATGAAAAAGAGTATTAACAACGCTCTTTCAGAAGAAGAGCAAGAGCTGGTTCTGCAAGGTTTGCTGAGCCGCAAAATTTGGAGATTCTATGAACTCCTGGCAAAATGGGCACCCATACCGCTGATGCTAGGGCACTGGTATGGAGTTTGGGACTATGGGCGTTATCCAAGACCTACCGTACTTAATACGGCTGATAACGGAAATTGTATCATCTGGATTTACTTTCTGGCATACGTGTATATGCCAATCTGCATGATACCAGTGAGTTTCTTCTTCAGATACTGCTGGATATTCCGTATTCCGTTCTTTTATTTTTTCGGTATCAACGCTATCAGATTGTATTATCAGCACTGGCTCATCACTCCCGAGCAGTTGGAGATGCACCATGTATTTATCATTTTTACATTAATATTATATGCCTATGGATTTATCAAGATCGCTATCACACGTAGCAAATGCCGCATTCCAGATGTTTCAGAATGGAGAATGCGGATTTTCGGAAGAAGAAGAAAGAATGGTACAGAGAAACCTTCTGTACTGGATGGAAAGAAGACATCACTTTGATGAGGAGCTGGGGAGAGCCTGCATCGCCAACATCTATTATTTCAAGGATGATGTGACCAAGGAGTACGCCCCATTCTTCGATTACAAGGAAGTGAAGGAGGAGTACGACAAGCAGGCTTGGATGATTCCCGACTACACGATGTGGGATTTTGCCGTGACCATGAACAAGATGTTTGCAGAAAACATTGATGTGATTGGTAAATGGTCGAGAAGCAAAGAGACCCTGAAGAAGAGAATCTCCGAACTATCAGTGAGTTTCCTCTGCGACGAGTCAACCAATCACCCCACCGATAAAATTTGGTGGTACATGAACAGTTAGACGGAAACACGGAAAAAGCTATCTGAAAACCACTTATCTTTGCGCCATTAATCAATATTAATGGTATATATGACAGAGATTATTCATACATTTTTGCAAGAGCACCTATACAAGACGGCGTTGATTTTTGCCATCTGTATGGGTGCTCTTATCATTTCGATGGGTGTAGATCTGTTCCTTGGAGTCAGGAAAGCGAAGGAAAACGGAGAAGCTACAACAAGTAAGGGATATAAGAAAACTTGCGATAAGGCACAGAAGTATTTTTTGCCTTTAATTGCAACAATGTGTATCGACTTGATTACATGCGAGATTATACCATTCCCTGCTTTCTCGATAATTTGGACAGGATATTGTTTGTTCTGCGAGTTCGTAAGCATCAGAGAAAAGAGCTGGAAGAAGGCTGAAATTCGTAAGCAGGAAAAGACAATAAGCATCATCCTTGACAACAAAGATGATTTGGCTAAGGCTTTTGCTAAAGTTTTAAAGGAGCAGGAGAAGGAGGGTAAGGTATGAGACTGATTGAGAGAATTTTCGTTCACTGTACTGCCTCTTCCCAGAAATGGGGCGTGAAGGAGCTTTGGGATGAGTTTAAGCGCAAGGGTTGGAAGAACCCCGGCTATCATTATGTGATTACCAAGGATGGTGCCATTCACCAGATGCTGCCGGTAGAAATGGTTAGCAACGGTGTGAAGGGATATAATTCCACTGCCATCAATATTGCCTATGTAGGCGGTATCGACTCGAAGGGTAAGGCTGCGGACAACAGAACCAATGAGCAGAAGGATGCGCTGGTTACCCTGCTTAAAACGCTGAAGAAGAAATATCCGAATGCGGCGATTATGGGGCATCGTGATATTTGGGGGGCAGACAAGTCGAAGTGGAAGAAGATGTGCCCTTGTTTTAATGCGAAAGAGGAATATAAAAATCTATAGCGTATGAAGTGGTATGACATAAGATTTTGGAAATGGGCTGGCATCGGTTTGGTGGTTGGAGTTATCCTGCTGGCATTCACTGGCTGCAAGACCAAGGAGTATGTGAAGGTTCCTGAGTATCATACTGAGTATATTGTGAGAAGTGACACTATCGCCAAGACGGATAGTGTGTATGTGAAGGATTCGGTGTATGTGTATCAGAAGGGTGATACCGTAGTGATAAGCAAGATTGCCTATCGGGACCGATACCGCAATATATATAAGGTGAAGCTTGATACCATCTTCAAGCGTGATTCTGTTTCCGTGCCAGTACCAGTTGAGCGGCAGCTTACCAAGAGTGAGCTGAGATTAATGACACTGGGAAGATGCTATATCGGATTTCTTTTCCTGTTGGCTGTATGTGCCATCGGCTTTGCCTTCTGGTATCACAATAAAAAGTGCTAGCTTATGGGAAAGATTAGCGAAGAACTCCAAATGATAGACTCGCTCCTGATGGAATTTCATGAGCGGATTCAGTCGGGGCGATGTTTGACGAATAAGCAGCAGAACACGATGATGCTGAATTTCCTGCATCAGATTGCCAACAAGGACGAGCCGATCAGTAAAGCGGAAGCGTGCGAATACGTCCAAGTTTCCAGGGCTACCTTTGACCGGCTTGTGAAAGAAGGCAGGATCCCGAAGGGTAAGAAGCGCAAGGGCTGGACCGAACTTGTTTGGTATGAAAAGGATTTGGATAAGTTCGTAGATAAGTTGATTTAGGTATAATTTTAGGTTTTTGTTTTTATAGGTTAGACGTTGTTTATTTAGCTAAAAATCCCCACCCGGCTGTGAAGCTAGGTGGGGATTGATTGTTTTACTCTCCAAGAATATCCTTGATTTTCTTTTCGATGAACTCATCAGAAGTACTTTCCTTTATAAGGGCATCAACATCTGGCAGTTTGGCATCTACCTTATCTGCTTGCATTTTTGAGGTAAGCATACCCATTATCAGTTTCACCCAAGGGCTATTAGCCATGTTTGCCAATGAATCCTTTTTGATTTCATAGGCTTTCTTTAACTCTCCGTTATCACGGAAATATCTGAGCACTTCCGTCAATGCTAAGACAAAGTTCTTATCGAGCATCGGGTTGCTCTTTGCGTCTTCCAGTTTAAGCATTAGGAAGAGTAATGATGAATGTAAATCTGTTTTGTTCATAATTAACCCTTTCTTCTACGATTCTTGATATGTAATGCTAAAGCGCAAAACGACAACAATAGCACTAATAATTGTCCTGCTTCCATATTACTTTTCCTCCATTATTTCTTTTTAGTTAAACTTATCGCCTTGGTGATACGGTGGTCGAATGGTAAGGCATTCCGACACATCTTTCTTTTATCGTAAGATGCCCATGCAAGCAACCACTTGACATTATACCCTTTCTTTTTGTACTTCTCTTCTAAATCGAGGAAAGTACATTTATGCTTCATTATCTTCTTTGCCAATCTAATCTTCATACGCTATTTATTATTATGTTCAAACTTTTCGATAAGAATGTTACAATCATCCCATTCTGCACAATTATGTATCCAATCTGGGATAAATGCGTGATGCGAACTATACTTTTTGAGCTTATCATTCAATGCTGTTTGTATTCTCATACACTATTTCTCCTTATCGAATTTATTGCCAACAACTTTTGCATAAGTTATATTGCCCGAATCACCTATACATTCATGAAGAGGAATACCTGTATATAGACCTTCCTTTCGTGCCAAGAATGTGCCTTCAGCAAAAATAACAACGTACTTGATTATAGTAATAATCAACATCCTGTAGAATATCTTCTTCCCAAATTTCATTGCCTTTGCAATCTTTCAATTCTGTGAACTGACAGACTGTAGAAGGGTTAACTTCTGATACATAAAATCCATTTCTTAATATACTAATCGTTCCATTTTCATTATGTACTAAATCACCTTGTACCCAAGCTCCATCCAAGGTACTCTTTGCCTTGAACTTGATATTTTCTACTTTCATAAGCTATCTTAAAATCTTAATTTTGATACCTAAATACTTTTCCATTTCTTTTAACCCATTTTCGTTTACACTATAATAATATATATCACGAGGAGCCCCTATACCATAAGGCTGAATGCTTCTTTTAGCATATCCTTTTGACCATAAGGAATCCCATAAGGTATCTGGCTCATCATAATACATCACTCCATTGCGATAGGCTTCATAAACACCCTTTTTGGGATTCTTCCAATCTAAGCCAATGCAATGTTTCATCTTGTATAATTCGTCTGATGTAAGCATAACTATTCTTCTTTAAGTTCTACTGGCTCATCGCTAAAAGATAATTCTCTTCCAATGAGCTTCTTGATACTACCTTGTGGAATATTAAAGTATTGATAGGGTCTTTCCCAACCATCTTTCCGTGATACCCACTCATCGTTGCGTTTGTATGGCTTGACTTCATAAATTGTTTCAGAGCCATCTTTATTCTTTGCTACCCATGCCATAACTATTCCTCCTCTTTTATACCAAATGGAGTACCGTCAGCAAAGGTATAACTATCAAATATATCTTCATAACTAAATGGAGTATTATTCATGCCAACTATTGCACCTCTTGCGATAAACGTAACCATATAATATCCACTTTTTGCATTTTTAAACTTCGTAAACCCAAACGGCTGGTGCTTTTTCATTTCATTCCAGCACTCTTCTGCATCCTTGAAAGGTCTGTAGGTAGGCTCTGGCTTGATTCGGTATTGCCCCTCAAATAGTGCTTCAAAATTAAGTTTTGTTTGATCGCACCATTCATCGTCATAAGGGTCTATTGCTTGTATTGTTTTACCATCTGCGAATGCTTGTATAATATTCATCACAGATTTAACCTCTTCTTTATCTTTTATAATATTTACCATACTCAATCCTCCAACTCTTTAATTGCATCATGCAAATTGACAATCGCTTTTTCAAGTTCTTTCAGTCTGCCTTCTATTACCTCTGTCTTTTCATCAAAGATAACAGAGCAAGCATATACAGAAGCAACTTGCATTGCAGCATATTGTATTTTCTCAATGGCTTTTTCTTTGTTCATTGCTTATCCTCTTTTGTATTACACGTTGCTTGGTCTCCTTCATAATAAGGAGCGCCAACTTTAGGTAATATATGAGTGTTCCTGTTACAGAAACATTGCATTACCCAAGGTGCGTTTACCTTTCCACATCTAGGGCATATCCATCCTTCTTGTGCCATATTGCATTTAACTTCACTTATTGCTTATCCTCCTTTTAAAATTTCTATTAATGCTTTTAACTTCTCTGCATCTTTTAATCTCCTAAGCAAAGGAAATTCTTCAGAACAATCATGTGGACCACCTGGACCTAATCCTAATCTAACATTACAACTACCATCTTTAATATAGTTATCTCTACTAGCATACCAAGAATTATCAGTATCATAAAAATCTACTTTAATATAAAGAACCCTATTAAATTTATGCTCTTTCTCGTTATATGTATTATCAGATAACCATAAATCCCAAAATTCTGTACTTCTAAGGGCTGGATGCCTTTCAAATCCAAGCTCTTTTAATATCTTCTCCGTTATCATATTACTTACATTTATATCCTTTGCAGGATGGTTACTAAACTATGTTACAAACGGATTGTCTTGCCATCTTCTGCAAGTTTAAACTTCTCGATATCAGTAGAAGTTAATAGCCATGTATCTTGGTTTCTTCTAGATGGATGGCCATCCTTGCATATTTTGTTAAGAACCAGATGTATATTGCCATAATAACGATATGTATGATCAGTGTCCATTCCTTCGTCCCAAGGCTCAATCTTGCTAACCATATAAGGCTCATCTTTATAATATAACACAATATCGCCTTCCTTGAAAGGAAGAGTGCTAATCAACTGTTCTGTCAAATCACTTATATCAAAATGGTTTGACAGAATGACCTGTTTAATATCAGCGATTTTAGAAAATATTTCTTTCTGTTCTTTTGTTAAGTCCATATTACTACTTATTTATATCCTTTGCAGGATTGTTAGTTACTCTGGTGTCTTCGTTGTGTATTTATCAGATGAAATGTGCAGAAACACATTATCGCCATCCGTAAAAGTATTCTTAATATCATAAGAAACACCTTCTGCTTTGTCAAATACAAGCATTTCACAATCTCCACCCGTGATGTCAATGTAAGATTTTAAATACTCTATCAACTCACTTGCTTTCATATTACTATCTATTTATATCCCATAAGGGATGGTTAATCAATCTTCTTGATATTTTCTCTGTTGTAACCATTTAGTACAAATACCCTGTTTGAACGAGTACCATCCTTCTTGGCAGGGTTGACTCTGATTTCGACTAAACTAGGGACTCCACTTATATTAGGTGTAATACTGGAAATCCAACAAACATCACATCGAATGCAACTAATCTTATCGTCAACTTTGAATGGAAGACTTTCAATATACTCTTCCACGTCTTTACAAATCTGACGCTTTGCCTTACTGATGATGTCTTTCTGTATTGACACCTTTGCTTCTAATTCTTCTTTTGTCATATTCTTTATTTTTTGCCCGAAGGCGGTTAAACATCAAATCTTTCTGTCTTGATGAGTTATTATCTCACATTCATTTCCTCTACCATTCCAATAACCGCATTGGTAACATTTTCTTCCGTAGAAAGGACAATGGTGATTTACTTGTGTTGCTACACTCATACCTACACCTCCATTAATTGTTTTATAGCCATAAAAACAAGACACAAGCCTATTGCAAAAACAAGCAGCCATTCATGAGCAAACCATACATATCTGCAAATTCTTATGCCTACATACATAAATGCTATGCCTATAGCTATGAATATGATTGATAATGCTATACTCATACTACACCTCCATTTCCGAGTTAAGACCTAGACCGAAGAGAAGATGTTGTAAATCGGAAACACTTCTTACGTATCCTAGCCATACAGTATTATAATGCGAAGCTTTGTAGGCAGAGTATTCCTCAAATCTTCTTGATAATCTTATATGACAACTAGCATTAATGTAATCAGCTTCATATGCTACCCATCCATTCTTTTTTATAATGAATTTAGTAAGAGGGATAGGAACAATATCCTTAACCCAAGCACAGCAATCTCCGAAGAGATAACCTTTGTCTCCAAATTCAACACCTTCAAGATTCTCTAAGCGAACAACACCTTTCATAACCGTTCCATCGTCCAACATCAAAGTCTTTGATGGGTCTGATGATGTTACTCGGTAAACAACATTCTTAGAGGTGCCTAAAGGTACTCCATTAGTCATTACCAAATCTCCTGGAATATATTCTAACTTATCCATACGTTTATATTTTTAAATTGCTATCTAATTGCAAGCCATAAAGAATATGTTGGAGTTCATCTACACCTTTTATCATAACAGCATAGTCTTTTCCGTCATTGAAAGAAACTCCGCAAATTCCCAAGAAATTATTATATTTCAAAATGAAGGGGTATTCTTGGTGTTTATACCACGTATATCCAAGACATTCTCCATCAGAGCGATAGTATGTCCATCCATTCTTTTTAAGAAACTCTTCCCAAATATGAACGTGCATAATATCACTTTGACAAATCTTACCCAAACTCTTACCGCTAATAGCTTTAAGGTCATAAGAATAATCTATACTGAACGGATAGACGCTACAGACAATACAAATAAATCCGTGACTATAAACTATATCGCCCACCATATAACGAGGTGGTTTTCTAAATTCTTTCTGTACCATACGCTTTACTCCTTAAAACGCAATTCTAAAATCCTTACCTTTCAAAGTAGGTCTCTTTTTGAGGACGAACTTTATTAAATCTTCAAAATCTACCGGGAAGAGCGCACAATATTTATACTTTAACGTGCAGACAAATCTTCCGTTGAGCATAACATCAAAGACAAATGTTTTCATTGTTCACCTCCTTCCTGCTTTGGCAGTATGTCAGATAAATAAGCCCACTTGATGATTTGGCATCTGCTAATCGAATGTCTCCAAGATTCCTCTTTCCAAAGAATGGATTCTTTAAATTGTAGATAAGCATCGTTATCAAAACCAAGGGTAATAATATCGCTCTTGCTCTTATCTGGCTCTTCTGTATTTGGATGCCATAAGTCCTTCAAAGCCCGATTATACCCACGCTGGAAGCCATACTCAAAAAAGGTTCTTTCACTATATGGCAACCGTCGAAGTATTGTTGCATCACCAAGATGTGACAACTTCTCTATAACCTTTGGATCTATCATATCTACTTCTCCTCTTTAGTCCCAAACTCTTTCTGTAGCTTCTGAATTTCATACACGAAGCGGTTGACGTTGATGTCGCAATCTATCACTTCCTGATGGTGCTTGACGGCATCTTCTATCAGATGTGTGCATGATTCGGTGAAGCCACAAATGTGATCGCCCTCTATGGTGTAGAGATAGCGGTTTGTGTTGTAGTAGGCACACTGACAGAGCTTGATACCATTCTGTGATAACACCTCTCTGACTGCGGCGTTGTTGATGCGAAGCACTACAAGCTTGCTTTTTGAGGCGTAGTACTTGCGATATTTGATGCGGTCGTAGGCTACGACTACGATAGCCATCAACCATAAGATAGCTGTTACGATAGCTATGTCTGTCTGTGATGTATTCATAAGTTTGTTACGTTTTAATTATTTCTGTTCTTTACGTCTGTCTTGGCGATAGAACTTCCGTTCTGCCATCTTCCGCTCTTCTTCGGTCTTGTAGAGCACCTGATTAACATCATGCTGACTCATATCTACCGACTGAATGCGATGGGTGGCAGGATCCAGACCGTTCTTCTCGCAATAGACCTTCCAGCCTTCCAAGCCAAGAGGCTTCTTCGCTTCTTCGGCTGCTTTTCTGATTTCCTCTGCCCTTCTGCGCTCATCGTCCTGCCTTCCACGCTCTGCAAGCATATCCTGATCGTATTTATTGAGCGCTTCGATAATATCCTGCGGATTGATGGTCGTATTGTTATCATCGTGCTTGTGCTGGAATAGCTTGCTGTACTTTCCATCCATGATGGTAACAAAGGCATAGTCCAGTTCGGTGGTGGTCCAATAGTGATACTTGGCACAGATTCTTGCGGCAAGCATCTGAACCTGATACTCCGTAACGATGTCGAAGACTCCGAGATAGGTGAAGAGTTCTATCAGTTTGCCCTTGACCCAGCCTACAAGACTAGGCAATCCTCTCTGCATGCGGGCGGAAAGCAAAGTGGTGCTGCTCTTGGTGCAGGCATCAGCGAAGGAAGTAGGGCGAATATAGTCCGGCTTATCCTTGATAATCGGAACCAAGGATTCTTGCAGCCTTTGCTGCAAGATTGTTTGCTCTCTGTTGCTCATTGCTCTGTACTGGATAAATTTCATCCTCCCATCTTGCTCCGTTCAGATAAGTGAGAGGGTGCATTCTATATTGTTTTCTGGAACCATCTGATACGGAACCTGGAATAACCGTGTTCGCCACATAAGCAGGAACGGCTTGCATACAAAGTATCTGTTCGTGAGGTTTCATCCTATTCCACTTCTCTTCGGCTTTCTTGCGACCTTTCTTATACGCATAAGCATCCCAAAAGTCTTGGAAGGTTGGTATCACGATACTTCCATCAAAAGCTACCGGCAACCGCAACGCTACCGATTTCACTTCTTCTTTCGGGAACATCGGCTTCTCCTTGTAATACTTGCCGGTTGCCATGAATCTTGCACCATTCACGAATGCTTCACGCAAGGCTTCGTTGTCGGGGGCATATCTGTTTGCCTCGGCATGGATTTCCTTTAATGTTTTCATAAGCTTGTAGTTTTTTTATGAGTTATACCCACCCCTTGTTGGAGTCTATATCCATCTGACAATACTTCTTTGCCAGCTCATCATCCTGCTCGGGAAGCGGAAAGCCTATGCAGTTGGCATAGTCGGCAACGTTTCTGATTACCGATGAGGCTTCTGCAGTATCGAGGAAACCAAGGGGCTTGAATCTTGGATAGCCCTTAGAATCATATTCGCCAGTCATGAAGATGTGAGGGGCTACATTCTTCTGAATCTCACTGAGAGTCTGATAGAACGTCTGCCCTATCTGCCCCGATAGATACGTGATGATGAAGTTGAGATAAGCTTTCTGCTGGTCGGTGGCTATAGGATGAAACTTCTTGATTTCCAAACTATAGCCTGCTGACTTAGCCTTTTCTATCTCCTTCAATGCAGCCATATAGCTGCGAGGGTCGTTTAAATTCTTGAATACTGCCATATCAAATAAGATTGATGATTTCTCCACTCTTGGCATAGTACGTTGGTACGCCTATTACCTGTTGGAACTTGTTTACTGCTATGATTGGATTGAGGTGTCGGGCGGAACCGTGAATGAGGATGATCTGGTGGGCTGACTGCTCTGCCTTGCAATCCTGCAACCACGAAACGGCATGTTCGAGACTCATGTGGGATAAGCGAACACGATCAGCCTGACTTCGTGGAGTCTTGCCTTCTGCTACTGCCTTGTCTAGGAGTTCATCCGAATAGTTACACTCTGTAAGATAGGTATTGCAACCTTGGATAACGAAATGCAGATTGTAGCAATCCGTGGCAAAGAAGATGGTGCCGATTTCCTTATGATGAATCAGATAGCCGTAATTTGGTGCATCCTCATCATGCTTTACAAAAAAAGGTGTGGCACTAAATTCACCAAAACAATGAGTACACTCGCAACCCAAAGTTCTTACGCAATTAGGGAAATGCTGCGATACGTTAGCGTTGGAATAAACTACAATTCCAGCCTTGTCATATTCCTTGATATACTTGGCATGGTCTGAATGCCGATGAGAACACAAGCATGCCTCTACCTTGCTCGTCTTATACCCGATAGCTCTCTTCACCTCTTTCAAGGGTATGCCTGCTTCAATCAGCAGGATTTCTCCCGAATCTGATTGAAGGGCATACGAATTTCCTTTTGATGAAGAACCGATAATGATTAGCTTCATACTAGCTCAACTTAAACTTCTTGGTTTCGGTCTGAGCCTCTGGATCCTCACCAGCTGGCTGCTTGGGTTCGCCTGTCTCAGGATCAACCACGATTACTTCCTTTGCCTCGGCAAACTCCTCGTCTCGCTGCTGCTCGGCAGAAGGGGCTTCGTCAATGTTGAGGATATCGTTATTCTCGATGGAAAGCTCACCCCATTTTGAGAGGAGTCTTCTCAGCACGGTCTTCAGCGCCATACTCTCGAAGTTGGAATTCCAACCCACTCCATCACTTACTCCCGATGCAGCCTGCTTTAATGCCAGTTCCTTCAAGGTGTCCGGTGTAACCTTGTCGCTGAACTTGACGGTAGGGCTATACTGTTTGGCATAGAGACAGACTTCATCAAGCGACATATAGAGAAGCTTGGAAAATCCGTTCTTCATCTTCATGTAGGCGAAGTAGCCAATCGGAACATTTGAGGTGCGAATGCCTGACAAATCAAGATTACCGGTTACCTTGTCATAACCTCTCAGCTCGCCCTCATATACCACATCGGAGTTGATGGTCTCATACTTACCAGTACGCATTGCCAGCTGGAGATAACCCTTGGTTCCCACTACCAGTGTAGGAGTCATCACGCCATGAATCTTGAAAGGAAGGATATAGCACTGCCCCAACTGTTTGTTGAGCGGAAGATGCAGGGATGCTGCCTTCAGCGCCTCTGCCATGAGCGCATTAGGATTGCACTGTAGAAGCTTTTCATCTGATGTTGCCAGCTCCATCAAACTGGTGGTGAAGGTTCCCTTATTCTCCTTCAAGGTGTTCTGCAACAGGGTCTGGTAATAACTATTGTTCATTACCGCCTGAAAGTTCTTAACTGCTAGTGCCTTCTGTGAAGGCTGCTTTGCTACTGCTGTTTCTGCCATGATTACTTCTCCTTATCTTTTTTAAGTTCGTTCGAAATCCCCAAAAGGACAAGCGTTGCCATTGCCGCTCCCATTTCTGGGACATCGTTAATTACGCTAGCAGGAAGCTCTACACTATCATGCTCGTTAATCCACTCTTTTACGATGCTTGATGGTGTATTGTCTTTCAGACCGCCACCAAATGCAAGCATACCCCTTACAAGGTCTTTATCTACCTCTGCTGTCAATTTAATATTTTCTGCCATGATTTATATTTTTAATAAATTCTACTTCTTTTACTCCATAACCGCAAGGGATGGATATTCAAATTTCAACTCATCATCGGTGGTTACCTTCAACCGAATCTGCTGCTGGTCGCCCGAATAGATTGGGTGGTTCACGCTCTCGCATTCATCGAGCACCATCGGTGCTGATACCTCATAGAATCTAGAGAAGGTGTTGGCGATGTCGATTCCTGCATTCACCTTGGCGGCTCCATTGAGTCGGCTATAAGGCACACCATCGTGATAGCACTCACAATATGGCTGCATATTGCCTTCAAGATCCTGTCGGAACATCGACCACTTGACGTATGAGAAGTGTCCATTCACATTCTCTTCGAGCAGCTGGCACGACTTCTTGTTGTACTCATTTGCCAGGTCGAGCTTCTCATCAAGTTCATCCAGCTGATTCTGATATGATTCCTTGTCCTGCTTCGCTTTTTCGATAAGTTCGGAAATGCGGTCATAGGTCTCCTTGGTGGCAAGGAGTTCCAGTACCTCGTTGTATCTTGTGCCGATAGGCTCACGCTCCTTCTCCAATCCTATAATCATTTCTGTGTTCTCGTCCGAATTAACGGATGGCTCATTAAGTTCAGCCTGCAAGTCGGCAATCTCCTTCACTACCTGCTGATATTCTTCCTTCTCGGCAAGAATCTGCTCGTAGGTCTTCGGCTTCTCGGCATCCACCTCCCGTTTCTTGAACTCAGCTTCCTTGAGAGTCTTGTTAGCCTTCACCAGCTGGTTGGTTGTAACCATTCGGTCGTTGTCAAGCTTCTCAAGGATATTCTTTGCATCGGTATATTCCTGCTGAATGCCGTTGAACTCCTCTTGAATCTTCTTCGATGCGTTAGACTTGTGTTCATTGAAGCGGTCCTTGGATTCCTTCTTGATACGCTCAACATCTTCTGCCGGAAGCGGCTGACCGCAATAAGGACAGATGCCATCCTCGGCATTCCAGCTCCATCGGGATTTAGAGAGTTCATCAAGCCAGTTGTTGATGTCCGCCACCTTGCGCTCGCACTCTTCCTTCTTATCCTTGGCGTGAATCTCCGATTCGGTATAGCCCCTCATCGTTGCTTTAAGATCATCAACCAGACTCTGCGCCTTCGTTACTGCGATATTGGCAGTAATCACATCGCTCTGATGCTTGGTAGCCTGCTCGGTAGCGAGATTCATGGCTCCCTGCTCCATATTGCGCTTGCGCTTCTCGGCAAACTCAATCTTCTTTAGGATTCCATCATATCTTACCTTGTCGGCACCACCAATACGGATAGCCTGAATCTTGTTGGCGAGTTCCACAAGCTTGTCGTTGAGATTCGACTTCTCGGTAGATAAGGCATCCCAATCCAGCGCTTCGGGCAGAGACTTACCGAGTTCTGCCAAGCGGATAGGAACGGCATCCAACTGCTTCTGCACTTCCTTGCGCTTGTATTTGATATGATGGATGAGGTCGGCAATCGACTTCTTTTTGAGTTCTTCTACCACGAAATCGAATCGTTCATCGCCCTTCGTAATATCCAGCGTAGTATATTGGTCAGCAAGTGATTCCAACAGTTCATGCTGCTTCTGCCAAGGGAGACTACAGAAATTCGTTGCCGAAGAAATGCGGCGGAAAACGGAATCAGGACAAATGCCTTCTACTACCTTCTTGAAGTCTCCTGCCGTGGCAACATCGCCATCCACATAATACTTGTAGGTGTTCTTGCACTCGCTGCCCTTCCAAGAATCGGTGAGTGTTCGCTTCAATACAACCTGCTCGCCATCCACAAGCAGGGTGAGTTCAGCTTCGTGAGGAATCTCCTTGACAATCTCGTGATTCTTGTCGAAGGTCTTGATGTCGAGCGAATTTCCTGCTATATCCGTACCGAAGAGAACATACATGATTGCGTTGGCAATCGTGCTCTTTCCTCGTCCGTTGCCACCCGACACGATGGTAAGCTTCTCGCTAAACTCATACTCGGCATCACGGATGCCACAGAAGTTGAGCAGTCTCAGTTTCTTAATGATTATCTTCTTCATCTTTCTTATCTTTATTCTGTTCTTGTTTCTCTCTCAGCTCTTTATCGTATGCTTCGAATGCGCAAGCGGCTGCATAGGTGAACGCATTGCTGTTGCGCATAGCTTGGAGAAGGAGCTGCTGTAAATCTCCATCTGAGGCGTGGAGAAAGGAGAAGCCCTGCTTGGTGCTGGCATCACCCATGAGGATGATGCAGCGGAAATGCTTGCCGTGCTCTCCTGCCTTGTCAACCTCCTCGGTAACCTTTCTGATTTGGTTGAAGTAATTTTGTCTGATATTCTTTCTACCCATGATTTCCTTTCTAAAAACCTGCCCACGCCCGGTTGCTACCCGAGAAATGGGCAGGAAAACACATTAATATGAAAACAATCAACTAACTAACTGTCTGTTGAACCTAACCCTTTTCGTGTGCCGGTTACCTTGCCAAGTTCCAAGTTGACATCTGGAACATAGGTGAAGGCGCCCTGGCAAATGCGCCAGCTATAAGGGAGAACGAACTTGAAACCGAGGAGTCGCAAAATGCGATTCTTCCACTTCCATCTTCCCGACTTCACGATTACGTGGACTTCTTCGCCATATCCGCAATCTATCAAGCCGAGAACCACATCAAGATTCTCTCTTACCTTGCCTAAGCGACCGCCCTTCATCCAAGAAGGGAAATACACATCCAGCTGCATGCCTTTGCCCGACATACCGCTGCGTGGCTGGATCAGCATCTTCACATTGACTGGAAGCTGAATCTTGAACCCGAGCGGAACGTAATAGCGAGCGTAAGGAGTTACCTCCATATCCTTTGCTACATGAAGGTCGTAAGCGGCATCCGTCTCATACGCCTTTGTCGGGAAACAACCATGCGTCACTAACTCTACTTTAATTTTTGTACCGAATTTACTCATATATAATCTATTCTGTTAAATGTTTCTCTTCAAGAAGCTTATCCACTTCCTTCTGATAGAAGTCTATCATAGCCTTATACTCAAACAAAGACCAGTTCTTGGATTCCTGCTTTGCCCGAACCTCTATCAAGTCAACTCTCTGTTCGCCAATCTGCTTGATAAGCGCTCGGCGGTACATCTGAATATTACCTTGATTGAAGATGTTGCAGGCTACACATTGCGGTCGGCAGTTGTCTTCGCTGAATCGGGTGGACATATATCGTCTTGACATATAATGCCCATTCTGAATATCCTTCCAATAGAAGACCTTGCCGCAACTGATGCAACGGCAGTTACCTCTATCGTCTGAGTATTTCAACCGGATATATTTGGAAAAGACGGCATCAAGCTTATCTCTCAGCTTACTCTTGCTGAGACCGACCTTAGCCTTCTTCTTTTCCTGCTCCTTCTTGGGCTTATCCCAAGGAGTCTTCTTTATTGGAGTCCTTTTCAGGGGCTTGTTTTTTCTCAATACCATACCTTATTATATATATTAAAGTGTATTGTACTTGCCCTCTTCACGTCCCATGTCTGCTGCGAGATTCTTGATACGTGAGTTGAGCATATTAATCTTTCTGATTTTCAGCTCGAAAATCTCCAGCGGACACCACGGATTCCTTTCGAGCTGTTTGTATATATCGTCCACTCGCTCTTGATAGGACCGAGTCGTGAATAATTGAAGCATACGCTATTGTTTTTAAGTTTGAAAATAACCTGCCTATCCTCACGGACTGGCAGGAACCATGACATGCAAAAAACTAATATTCCGCCCAATATGTTGCCGCTACAACGGGGGCTTGCTTTGAATTTAAATTTTAAATAAATATGAAAAGTTGCAGAAGTGGGACTCGAACCCACGACCAGGTCGCACGGGTTGATAAGAATATGTTAAGGGTTTACTCATTATGTTACGTGCCTGCTCTAACCAACTGAGCTATTCTGCAATATAGCGGCATCGTGCGCTACCACGAATTTGAGAGCCATGCTCACCGCTCGGGCTTGCGAAGGATTTTTGTAATACTAACAAGCAATCAGTTATTATTTTGCTTTCATCCTCGCTCACCCTATATAAAGACTTAATATCCTTCAGCTTAATTTTTCCAATAAGTCAATGATCGTATGTCCACCGAAGGGGCAATGGGATAGCTTTGCGATTGCCATTTTATAATAACAAAACACAAAAACTTGTGTGGGCTTGGAGCGAGTTGAACGCCCTTGTAGAAAACCTGCTAAATTGCTGACTGGTGCCTAAGGTCTCCCTCCGCTACCGAGCGGATGGTTCAAGCCCGATTGACACTCCTATTCTCACGAACGAGAATGCCTAAGTTGATTCGCTTAACTTTTATGAACTTAAAAGAATCATACGTTATACATTATCAATATAAAATAGAAATGTAATACTTTCAGGCAACCTCCACCCTGCTCACGCAGGATGGGGGCTTAGCTTTAAATCACAACTTTTATCTAAAAGCCGAACGGCTTCCTTTAATCTTCCACAAGTTCAGGGTACTTCTTGACGAGGATACCACCAAACCTATTGCAAGTAACATTTCGAATATCAACTGCTAACTTGCTGTTTGTCTTATATGCTATTGCAGCGTAAACTGCCGCATTGCAGCAGCCGACTGACTTAGCTATTTTGCCGATTTTTGATTTTCTAACCAAAATTTTCGGTTTATATACCACTTTATCCATACTTTTTTATTATCTTTGCACACGTAAAACATTAAATGATAAAGAAACGATGAATCGTTGTCTGAATCACGGATGCAAAGATATATAATTATAGGCAATTAGCCAAGCATATAGGCATTATTTTATATTTAATTTATCTATTTACACATTTATAAACATATAGCTATGGAAGGATTAAGAGACAGAATCAATGTGATAAGAGACCATTACAGACTGTCTAACAGGGGGTTTGCAGAAGCAATCGGTGCAAAACCAGCTGCTACGAACAACTATTTGAATGGTACAAAGGAGCCGTCATTAGAGTTTGTGGATAAGATTCTGTCCACATACATAGACGTGTCGGCAGATTGGCTTCTACGAGGCAAGGGAACCATGTTTTATGAGGAAGACAATCCAACCGATGAAGCGCTCTTGAAGGAACTTGCAGAAGCAAAGGTCAAGCTGCTCGTACAAGAGGGCATCACCAAGGAGCTTCGTGATATGCTCCTGGAGAAGAATAACGGAAAGATAGCCGAAGACCGCAAGAGTCTTGTAGGCTGATACCTATATATACGAAAAAAAGCAGGGCACTAGGCTCTGCTTTTTTGTTTAACAAGTCTGTCTAATCTTCTTTGGAACTTATCTTTAATAACTTCCATTTCTGCTCTCATCTGCACCTCCAAAGATGATAGGCGACGATTTGTACCATACTCGCCATCATAAAAAGGCTCGTCAATATATGGAACCTTCACTTCAATGTATAGGATTGGCTTCAAATTCCACCACAAGAACTTTCTCGTCTTCAAGTACAACAGCCCAGTGATGTTGGCATCGTAGTATCTTTTGTAGCACCAAAGACGTTCCACCTTATATACTTTCTTGCTAATTAGTTTTCTCATGCTTACCTCGCTTTTTAACAAAAAACGCTCCGGCACACCAATCATTGCTTTCTGCATCAACATGAAGTTTAATACATCTTCCGACAAACTCATTACCTTCATAATGCTTACAACGACTACACTCCTTTGAATTTCTCAAAATTGCACGAAACACACTGACGTTAGCACTAGGTGCATTTGCCTTATTCCATCTGACTACAGCTTTTTTGTACAGATATCCAAATCTAGGTAAGAACCTACTATCTTCTTTGATTCCATCTTCTGAATCGAAGTAACGTTCATCCGTTCCTCTCTTCATAATATTCAGAATCTTCTTGGCACTTCTAATTTTCATACGCTACTTCTTTCTAGTATATTCAATATCCTTGTATGATACTCGCTCCTTACTCCAAGTCACCTCATCCAACTCATCGAAGTCGGCACCATCGGGCGTATCTGCTCCTATCACCAAGAAGATACTATCGGGAACATTGGTCATTTCATTCTCACCCTCAAACTCTCGGATGGTGGTATCTAGAAGGTCGTAGAGATCTTGTGCTTGCCCCTCGAAAAGCATCTTCTTAGTATCACCCTTCCAATTTTTGAGTTTCTTTCTAGCATTCTTTAATGCTTCGTAAGTCTCTTGTGTAATCATAACCTTTTATTTTAACATTCTTGCTTTCAGAATCAACAATCGTTTACGATGCTCAGCCATATCTAGTGCCTTGGAAGCAAGTTTGGAATTTACCATTTGCTGCTCTGTTACCTTTGTAGCATCGGACAAATACTTATCCATTGCCTTTGCCAGTCTGTCCATACACTAGTCCTTCTTTGTTGAAGAATCAATAATATCGTTCGCCAGCTTAATGGCAAGTTTAGGCTTGAAGAAGCACTTATTCAATTCATCACGCAAGTCTGTTGCCATAGTAGCAATTTTTGGAAGCTTGTTGAGAATGCGAAGTCTCTTGGCTTCAAATTCACCGGTCATACTTGTGTACTTTTCACGCAAATCACGCTCCTTGTCTTTATAAACAGCTTCCAAGTCTTTTTCCTTCTGTTCGTACGTCTTTTTGAGGTCAGCCTTCATTCCGTTGTACTTGCCGTCAAGCTTATTTTTCTCATCAGCATAAGCTCGTCTTTCGCAATCTCTGTCGTAGATACTACGCTTAACCTCATCCTGCATAGCGTTCTCAACCTTCAAGCGGACGTCTTCGAAGTTAACATAAGACTCAGAAGACTCGATTGTGCGTCTCGTGGTTGGCTTTTCTTCCATATCGAAGCCTGGCTCAAATCTCCCATACCTTGAGCGAGGCACATTTACCTCAACAACCGTCTCCTTGCGAAGAATCACCTTTGCACCCTGCTTCAAGGAATCATTCAGCTTCTTCAACTCCTTGACCTGCTCTTCCAACTCTGAGTTACGCTTGCGTATTGCATCGTACTCACTCAAATCTACGTTTACTATTGCCATAACACTATTATTTTAATTGTTCGCACGCTTTCTTTTCCCACTCGGCAAAGGAAAGAATATCCTTTCCCTTACCGAACACTCTCATGTGTCGCTTGTAGCTATTGTAAGCCGCAAGCTTTATCTCATCCATTTCTGTCATACGCTACAACTTTTCTATTTGCGACTCCAAGTTATGAATTTTGTCCTTGATGATGGCGAGAATTTTCCCTTTAATTTCTTCAATAACTTCATCGCCAAGAACACGATTTACAAAGAATACATCTCCGTTTCTTTCTGGTTCATGAAATGTCACGTTCAACTCTACAAAAGGCTTCTGCGCAAATTCCAGAAGCTTTCTCCCGTTATCGAGATCCTCCTTGAGCTTGATAGCTTTCTCTATATCCTGCTCTTTCATACGCTAGTCCTCCTTCTTAACATTATCAACATTAGGACCTCTTCTATACAACTCTTCGCGCATAGTTTGAGAGTCGGTATAGTTGATGCTCTCGTTCACAAACTGCTCCATGCCGCTGAATGATTTGCCCGAAGTAGGGTCCGTGATGGTGAACTTGTTTAGCTCATCTTTCATGTCCACAAGGGATAATATAATCTCATCATAAGTCTGCTTTTGGATTTTACCCTCCATGCACAAGACTTTTACGATGGTAACAATCTTGTCTATCTGTTGAAATACCTTTTTCATAATCTTGTTTGTTATTTGTTTAAAAAACTTTAACCCTCCTCTTCCATGCATCCAGCGTGTTTGGAAACTTCGGCTTTGTCTTGTGGTAATGTCTGTAGCGATGAATTTTCCAACGCACGTTGATGTAGTTCCGGCAAGGCTTGCCAGTTTCAACGCAACTGAAGCTACATAGCTTCTCACGCTTCTTGCCATACATGCAGATATACACCCAGCAGGATTCGTGGCAAACACCTTTCTTGCGAACTTCTCTTCTTCTAGCCATAAGCATATATTTAAAAGCCCCCTCCGAAGAGAGGGCTATTAGCTTACTTTACCATCATCATCTGAGGAACATTGCCATATACTGGCAACTTGCCATCCCACTTCTCAATCCACATCTTCTGCAAGATAGCAGGAGTAAGAGAAGCAGTCTTCAACTCATTCGCTTCACGCTCAGCCTTTGCCTGCACAAGCATTTTCTCTGCTTCTGCTTTCTTCACGGCTACCTCGTTGAGAGCACGCTGCGCTTCCTGAATGGCTTTATTCTTCTGATTGACAGCTTCAACAATCGAGCTTGGATATTTCAATCCAGAAGTAAGCTGCTCTAGGTGGAAATGTTCCTTGGCGAGAGCCTTGCTAAGTTGGGCTTCAATGGCTTTCTCCACCAAATCACGATTGCTCACGATTTGGTCAGTTGTGTATTTGTTCAGCTGAATGCGGAAAGCATCCTTCACGTAGTTGAACAAAGTACCATTCACAATATCGTCCAGCCCCTTGCGGTACTTCTTGAATACTCTTGGAGCATTGCCGTCAACCATCTTCAGTGATACGGTAGGATCCACGGTGAACTCCGAGCCATCCTTGGCGTTGATGGTGAATGCAGGATAGTCGATAGTCTGAACATAGGTAGGGTACTCGTACACCTCCTCGGTGAAAGGATTGTACCATACACGCCCCGTAACGAGACTCACATCATCTACTCCCTTGTCGGAACCATAGAGGTTCACCAAGATACCCTCAGAGCCTGCATCTACACGCTCACTACAAGAGGTAGTCGAAAACAACGCTGCACCGAGCAGCATAAACACACACAAATGATTAATCTTTCTTTTCATTGTCTTTCTTATTTTTGAATGTTAAACAATTTGTCGCAACTGAAATCAATATCCAAAGGTTAATTCCGAGAATGCCCATAATGTTCACTATCGTATTAGCCTTGTTAACTGCTTCAAAGCAAGCATCTATCACAAGAAACGTCATGAGCACCCAACTCACAAACGCTACAACCTTCCACTTGATTTTCTTCATAAGCCTATAATTTATCTTTTATCTCGATCAGCTGCGATATGATAGCGCAAAGGGAGATTATAATGAATAACTTGAACATAACCTAGAACAATTTAGCTATACGTCTGAAATCCTCGCCTTCGGGTACCGGGCAATCCTTTACCCACTCCATGTCCTTCACTTTCCACATAGACAGGTCGATGTCCTTAGGGAGAAGAGCCTTCATGTCTGCGAAGAGGTTGAGACGGAGGGAGCAGTCTGGGTCGAAACAGTCGTTAAGCTCTCCATTTCTCTTCTGCTCAAGCATCTTTGCGTTGATGTCGACAAACTCTTCAACATCCACCTTCTTGTGAGGCGTGAGGCAGATTCCGTCGAACTCGTAGCTGCAATCTCTGAGAATGTCAAAATCGAAGAATGCAGTATAGAGGTAGAACTTCGATTCCGGCAAGCCCATGGCGTATTGCGTCGCCTTGATGCCTCCGACAAGCCATGTTGTCAAATGGCTGTTACCAGGCAGCAGCGGTTCTCCACCCGTGATACTAATCTCATCATAGTCCAATCTGTCAACTACCGGAATCTTCTCGAAGTCGAACTGGTTGTTGCAACACATAGGGCACTTGTTGTGACACTTTGCAGTCACCAGCAATCTAAGTTTCTTGTTCATAATTTATAATTTTAGTTCAATGTTCATTATAGGGTACACCCCAGTCTTTTCCGCACTCCACTAGGAAGCGAGGATTGACAGACTTGAAATTTGGTTTTATATAATTATATATTTACCTACCCAAATGGTACCAAATATCAAAAGTCTTACCTAGATACAGAAAAGCCATTCCGCAAGCCTTCTTCATCCCAGTGTAAACCTTTCGGTCGTGCGTTGCCTGTTGAGACTGGTTGCTCAGAGCAGGGCTAGAGGGATATATCGTTCTAAGTTAGGGTCGTTTTATATATCGGCAGGTAAACCGAAGAGGACGATACTGATGAAACCTCGTATGTCTTGCAAAAAAAACTCGGGGAAAATAAAAATCCCCAAGTCGTGTGACGCCGACCTAGGGATTTCGTGATTTATATATTGAACCTATTGAATCAGGTCTATATATCGAAGTTCTTGTATCAATCGTCACATTGACGAGTGCAAAAGTACACAATCATAGGCAAACATCCAAGCTTTTATACACTCTTTAACTGAGAAGGAATACAAAAAGCTTGTATCTTGTTGGTTTTTAGTAACTTACAGCATTTTTCTTATTTTTAAAGTGTATAAATATCAAAGAAAACTACTTAAAAATTTGTGTTATAAAAAAGTTATCATTATCTTTGCATTAGAAAAGGAAGTGTCTGAAACAGACTATGTTAGAAATTTTGTTGTATGACCCCTAAGGGTGTACCAAAGGATGGCGTGTCATAAGTTTATGACGCGCCATTCTTTTTTTATGGTAAAAGTTATGACTCCCTATCTATTGGATGGTTATCCAGATACTTTCACCTCGGTCGCGGGCCGCTGTCATGGCGTTGATGAGCCGCTGCAGCCAGATACGGGAGTCCACCACTATGCCCTCAAGCTTGTTCTCCCCAACAAGGATGCAGCCTTGCGTGTCGTCAGGATAATTGCCTGCATGGATGCGGATGCCCTCGAAATTCGGTACACCCACCAGCAATGGCAGCCAACGCTTGAATCTTGGCGAATACGATATGACCACAGGATAAGTACCCTCAGGAATGGCAGTATGGCCAGGTACCTTACGAGCCTTCACGCCGCTCTTGCGGCTATAGCGGGCATCCACTTCCTCTGGCTTTAGCTTGATGCCCAACAGATTGCGCCATGTAGGCTCCATGGTATCGCAGAGATATGTGTCCTTGGACAGCAGCTGGCTGTCAAAGGCATGAACCAATCTACTCTTGTCGTCTATCTTCTTACCAGGCAGCGAGTTACGCTTTACACTCGCATCGGCCAGCAGATAGAGTCTGCCTATGGTATAAGTTCCTCTTTTAGCTATACGCTTCAATACTATTTCCATTTTGTATGAATATTAAGTGTTAAGTTTTTTAAACTGTTAAACGTCGAAACCTCTCAGGTCGAGTCCGTCGGAACGATATAATAGCTTCTTAAAACTGAATAACTGAATACTGAACACCTTGCCGCCCTGCTTTCCGTCAGCTTGGTCGGCATTTGCTCCTCCGGAGGAATCTTCTCGATGTAATGGCGGTTCACCCAGTTTCTCAGCATCATCCCCGTGCCC